TGATGCAAGAAATATAAATATACTATGTTTTGAACATCATTCATGTTGGGAGAATGGGGATAAAACGAAAATGCGTATATATCCGGGCAACGTCCGGATTATTGAATTGCTTAAAAACGAATACAGAAGTTTGAAAATATGAGGACGAAAAAAAGAACACCCGATTACGGGGCAATTTCCCGCCGTTCAATCCAAAATGATTTTAAAAGGGTACAAAGGTACCCGGAAAGGGAGAAACGCCCGCAAATCGAAAATCCGCCCGAAATAAATGCAGAAAGACGGGTTTTGTTTGTTAGTGAAAATTCAGCATATTACCGATACCGTTCTTTTTTCGTCGGTAAATTGGTAAGACTAATAAAACAATCAAACGTCGGCGGTTGGATAGTTGGATTTGTTTACGACGACGACCGGAAAGCGATAAATCATGCCGCCGGATGGTCGGATATGAAAAAAGAATATTTGTTGGATGGCGTAAAATTTAAGTAGATGAAAATCAAAAAACAAACCGGATATAAAATTGTATTTTATACGTTCGTGGCGTTAACGGTTGCGTCATACATTTGGACGTTATGGAGTATTGGAAGTTGGATTTTTAAAGCTATATTTCTATGAGTGTAAACAAAGTTATTTTAATGGGTAACGTCGGAAAAGACCCGGAGTATAAAGATTTCGACAACGGCGGTTCGGTTGCGCAATTCACGTTGGCGACAACTGACAGAGCATTTAAAACGGCAAATGGTACAGAAGTACCGGAGCGCACCGAATGGCACAATATTGTTTTGCAAAATGGATTGGCAAAGATTGCAAAAGAGTATGTAAAAAAGGGCGATAAACTTTATATTGAGGGGAAAATAAGAACCCGCAGTTATGAGGACAACAACGGCGTAAAAAGATACGTTACGGAAGTTTACGGGTATAATATGGAGATGTTGTCGCCAAAGAAAGACGGACAAACAACGCAGCAGGGAGGCGCACCAACACCGCCGCCGCCAATTCCCGACCAAGACAAAGATGATTTGCCATTTTGAGAATGAGGAACGAAATTAAAATTCAAATCCCGGAGGGTTCCCGGCTGATTGGGACACGGATAAAGGGGCGAACGGTTATTGTTTCTTTTGAATACAATAAGGAGGACGCAGCCGTTCCGGAGCCGGACCGATACGACCAATTGGTTTTGCCCATTACAAGGAACCCGCCGGGAAAGATAAAAAATAAAGTTATGCAGTTTAATAGCAAAGAATATGACCCCGAAAAACACGACCGTTGGCGTGCGTTGACCGTCAAACATCCATACGCAAATGATTTGGTAACGGCGGCATACAAAGACGAAAACGGCGTTGTTTACGGGCGAAAATCAATTGAAGTTAGAAGCAAAAAAACGTCATACCGTGGCGACGTTCTTATTTGTTCGTCGGCAAAACCGGTTTATCCCGGAATGGAAAGCGGCGTTACTTTGGGATTGGTTGAGTTGTACGACGTGAAGCCGATAAAAGAGTTTACGCCGGAGGATTGGGAAAACACCCGGATTCCAAAGGAAAAGAGGGCAAAAATAACAAAGGGTTTCGGATGGATGATGCGCAACCCAAGACGTGTTGTTGAAATGCCAATTAAGGGGCAATTGGGTATCTATAATCTCGTATATACCAAGGGCGAAATAATACAATACCCCCGGAAAATGGTAATTGACAAAAAGAGTTGGGAACAGATAAAAAAACAGATAGAGAAATGAAAACAATCGGATTCCATATTGGAGGTATCGGGTTTTATTTGTATCTGCAAAGTTTGTGGAAGTATAAGCAATTTTATTTGACGCCCGGAGTTATGGTTGAGGGCGTAAAAGGACATGACGTTTATTTAGATATTGAAATTAAATTGCTTTGTTTTTCCGTTGGTTTCCGGCTGATATGGATAAAAACCAAAAGAAATTATTAACTTTGTAATGTAAAATACTAAAAACGTGAGCGATGAAAGAGATAACAAAAATATTGCCATTAAATGAGGCGGCAAAGTTTCAAAAATCCGCAGGCAAATATGATTGCACAATTACGGAATTGGCGGTAATGGGAGCAGGGAAAGCAAGAATTTCAATTTCCGGAACAGAGGAAAATTTGGATTTGTTGGTTAGTTCGATAGAAAATGAGAATAAAGAAACCACAACCGTTTGACACCGATAGGCAATACAGCCCCGGAGAACGTGCAGTTTACCGGGGTTCTGTTGTAGTTGCTGAAAGATGGACGAAGCTAAAAGAAGAAATTGCAAATGAACCCGGAAATATATACCCAAAATGGCGTTGTAGTCTTTGCGCAATAGATGGAAAAGAATGTTCCAAATTTTGCGACGAATACGGACGAACAGACAACAAAAGAATATATTTCAAAAAAATGAATGGATTAAAAACGTTATTATATAAAAAACAAAAGAGCGATGAAAGAAAGTAAATTAACCCCGTTTGATGTGGAAACAGTTCTGATGGTAAAGAGTGTTACCGGGCATGAACCGGAAATTACCGAAAAGGCAGAATTGTTTGAAATGAGAATGTACGTTGACGACAGAAACGAATATATTGTTGAAGCCGCAATTGATGCGGTTATTGGTCGTTATGGAATGAGGGTGCGATCCGTGGAACATATAAGGGAAGAAATATTTTTGCGAGGTGCGACGTTCTTTATTGAGTACGAAAAAGGGGCGGAAAATTTGCCAAATGAGTTGCGCACAAATTTAGGTATGCCGGACGAAACCGCCGGGGATATTTATTGTTGCCGATTGTTAGAAGTTCGTGCATTACCCGTAAAGCGTGATAATTGGGAAAAATTGCAGATTTTTACCGGAGGCGGAACAATGCAGATTCCGAGAACGCCCGGCGGTTTGGCGGTTTATTCATTCCCGACCGAAAACGGCGTAATGTTGGACGTACCGGAGGGAAATTTTATTGTATTGGCACCGGACGGAAAATTTGGCAAAATGGATATGCAAACGTTTATGGCTAATTTTGAAGAAAAAGACGCCAATACCGCCGGATTGAACTTTGACGAAAAGCGATTGTTTGAAAAGATGAATAAACTTTTCGGCAGGAACATAGAAAAGAGATTGGGAAAATTAGCCGAGGAATACAACGAATTGTTTGAAGCGTTTGAAAGATATTTAAGCAGGGAAAAAACGCAAAGAGAAATAAACGAAATTAATCCCGGAACGCATGATATTATCGACGAATTGGCGGATGTAAACGTTGTTTTATTCCATATTGCGGCATTATTAGGGTATAGCCAAAAGGAATTGCAGGAAATGGCATATACTAAAATTGCAGGACGTGAGAAAAACCCGGAATTTATGCGCAAACACCCACACAACAAACCGGAAAGCCCGGTTTGCGGTAATATGCAGCAGGAAACCGCCGAACAATACAAACATTTTGAGAACCGTTTTAACAAAAGACTATGACAAACGAAGAAAAAGAAGAATTAAGAAAAAAAAGCGTTGTTCCTTACAAATACGGCATATCTTTTGGCTGACATGGCTAATTCGTGCGCAATTGATGCGGAAAGCAAATTGGGCAAATTGGGAAAATGTTTTCAGAGGGACGAAAAAATGAGGTTCAAGAAAGCCGCAAAGTTATCAAAGGATTTGTTGAAAGCCACAAAGGAAATAACAGAACCGATGTACGATATTACCGACGTTGATAATGCGTGTATTGATAGCGATTATCTTTTGGAAGTTATTCAGTTGGTAATAAACAGAACCGACGAAACCGAGGAAAGCAAAACGGCGATGTTGGAATACATAAAGAAGTTACCAAAAGTTGAACATATAGAAGTTTAAGCGTATGAAAAAGAATTTTAAACAAAAACTAACCGAACTTATTAAACAAGAACTAACCTAACTTATTAATAAACACAGTTTGGAAAAAGAAATGAGAGATACCCCGGACTATATTTTAACCCAAGTTTGCTTTGATGCGATGGCGGTATTTTCGGAAGCAATCGCCCACCGTAACGAATGGCACGGATTCAGAAAGGCAGACGAAAAGAGTTCGCAGGATGCAAAACACAATTACCCGGATGATTGCAATATTTGCAAAGACCGTTTTAAATGTGCTGACTTTATGAGAACGCAACCAATTGCAAATCTGATTCAGCGTTTCAAGACGACAACGGACAAAGAGGAAAAAACAGCAATCGCCGGATTGCTAAAACAGATAAACGCCGATGCGTCGGGAAAGCCTCAAAATGATATACCGGAAGAAGTAAAAGAAGTTGCCGGAAAGTTGGCAAAGGCTTTTGGCGCACGTGTTGAGATACACCGTATTGAGATACCGGAAAAGAAACGTAAGTTTAGAAAGAAACCAAGAAAGGAGCAAGGCAATGAAACCCGTTGAATTTCCCGGCGTGAATGTAGTATTTGCAAAAGACCAACCGGAATACATGCCGTTACCTGCAATGAAAATCCCTAATGACCCGCAGGGGCTTATAATTACCAAATGGCAGTTATCCCCGGAAGAATTGGAGAGAGTAAAAGAAACCGGAACAATACATTTGTCAATGCTGACGTTTAACCAACCATTGCAACCCGTATTGTTAACCGTAGATTTACCAACAGAAAAATAAAAAGACATGGATAAAGAAACATACGTAAAAAGAATGGCAGAATTAAACCATATAAGGGAAAAGGCTTTGCAGTTTAATGATAAAGAAAGGGAAAAAGCAGTAGAAAGCTATAATGCTGCAAATTGTCCTTTCAAGGTAGACGAAAAAGTTATATTTACCCTAAACAGAAGCGGAATAATTGAAAAAATATATGCAAATGATTATGGAGATTTTTCGTATGATATAAGAACCATAAAAAAGGACGGGGAACCGTCAAAGATAATTATTCATACAAATACATGGTACAAGATATATAAGGCATAAAAAACGCCCCGGAATTATAACCGGAGCTTTGCTGTTATAAAAAGGTTTGAAAAATGGAAGCAAGTAAAAGACAAAGGGGCGGACGCCCGAAAATGTGCAAACGAACAAAAGACCAAAGGGAGTTTGATTTGGCTTTTTGTTCAAATCTGTTTTTACGTGGTTACACGTATAGGGAGATTTCGGAAAGACTGAATGAGGAAAACGCCCGGCGTGGCGTCGGTTATACCATAACAAAACAAATGGTATATTGGGATATGCAACAATTGCTAATTGAGTGGAAACGTGAACGTATGGAAAATATAGACGATTACGTTACGCAGGAATTGCGAAAGTTGGATAAAATGGAGGTTGAATTGTGGGAGGCGTGGGAACGTTCAAAGACCGGGAAATTGCGAGAGAAAAACAGACAGAACGCAAAGCCCCGTAAAGTGTTGGAGGATGGCGACAACCCGGAATATTACGGGTATGAGGAAACCACAACGGAAACGTCCGCCGGAAACCCCCGGTTTTTGGATTTGCTTTTGAATGTACAGCAACGCCGGGCAAAGATGTTGGGATTTGATGCGCCAATAAAAGTTGATATACCGGGATTGAAAGAAAATACAAATAGCGATGCGCCGAAATATGATGTTGCCGCAATACCGGAGGATTTGTTGTTTGCGGTCGCCGATAAATTGCAAACAGCAGAATATAAAAAACAATTAGCAGAAAAAGGAGTAATTGACGATGGTACGAACAACAAAGAATAATATCAAGAAAAAAGATGAACCGAAACCCGTACACACGTGCGGGAATTGTGGTTGGGGTAAATATTATTACGACCATTCAAATTTGGATATGGACGGGAACCCAATTTGTTTAAAATGCTCGTTTGTCGAAAATCGCAGTATAATACGTTCGGAAAAAGCGTGCGACAAATGGAAAATGAAACAATAAATTGGTTGTTTTTTAAGATTCCCGGTTTTTAAGTCAGAAAAAATACGGGGGTAAGACAAAAATATATGGTCTATTTTTAAGAATTAAACAAAATGGATAAAGAACAATTGCTTAAAATGTATGCAGCATTGAAAAACAACCCCGGCGAGATAGTAAAAGCGGCGGCACGCCATAGGCTGATAAACTTTGCCCGGTACATGCAACCGGATTTGACTTTAGAACCGTTCCACGTCGTTTATTATACGCTATTGGATAAGTTCGCCCACGGGGAAATAAAAAAAATGATTGTGCAAATGCCGCCCCAGCACGGAAAATCGGAGGGTTCAAGCCGAAAATTACCCGCTTTTATGTTGGGATTGAACCCGGACACAAAAATTTGTATTGGTTCGTATGCCGCCACAATTGCAAGGGATTTTAACCGGGACGTTCAACGAATAATTGACACCCCAAAATATCGGGAAATATTTCCGAAAACCTTTTTGAACGGTTCAAATGTGGTAACGATGGCAAACACGTATTTACGAAATTCTGACGTTATAGAAATGGTTGGGCATAAGGGTTCGTTGCGTGTTGTAGGTCGTGGCGGTGCGTTGACATCAAAGACCGTTGACGTTATGATTATGGACGACGTTTATAAAGATTATTCAGAGGGTAACAGCCCGATTGTACGCAATGCGGCGTGGAAATGGTACACGACCGTTGTAAAAAAGCGTTTGCACAATAAATCGCAAGAACTGATTGTATTTACCCGATGGCATGAGGAGGATTTGATTGGTAAGATTGAAAAGGGAGGCGAAAAGATTATTGATATTAAAAGTTGGGACAGCATTAAAAATATTCCGGATGGTGCATGGGTTCGCATAAACTTTGAAGCGTTGAAAACCGGGGAACCAAACGAGATTGACCCAAGGGAACCGGGGGCGGCTTTATGGGAGAGTATGCACAGCCGGGCAAAATTGGAGCGTGAAAGAGCGTTAGACCCAATACAATTTCAATGCTTAGACCAAGGAAACCCCGGAAGCGCAGAGGGTAGATTGTACCGGAACCCGTTCAGAACGTACGTTGACAAATCAGAATGGGGAACGTTCGTGCGTAGTGGTAATTATACAGACGTGGCAGACGAGGGCGACGACTTTACATTTTCGGCGTGTTATGACGTTTACAAATCCGGTAATGAGGCATGGAACGAACAAAAGAAACGGTTTGAACCGATTTTGTATGCGCTAATTACTGACATGGTATTTACGCAGGAAAATACAGAAGTAACATCCGTTACCGTCCCGGAAATGATAAACCGTTGTGGAACGCAAAAAGCATGGATTGAAAGTAACAACGGCGGTGCCGGGTTTGAAAAGTTGATACGTAAAAAGATAAAAGCGATTTCCGAACCATTTTACCAAGGTGCCAACAAGGAAAGCCGCATTATAACAAATTCGGCAAGCGTCAACGCCCAAATCATAATGCCGTTAGGATGGGAGGAACGTTTTCCAAAGATACATGAACACGTAACCGGGTTTTTGCGTGATTTCCTAGCAAATGAGCATGACGACCCGGAGGACGGTTTGACCGGAATATATGAAAAGGAATTGGCGGACGGCGATACAAGACCATACAGCCAAGCAACAAGGGGCATTAAACGTCGTAATTAGCATTTTATTTCATATATGCAAGGATTTAGCCGAAAATATTATAACTTTGCAATAAGTAATGGGGCAAAGGGTTAGCCCCCGGAGATAATAACAAAAGTTTTAACGTTAAAAAATTAAGATTATGGCTATTTGTAAATGCCCGGCAGCAGCAGCGTTGCCAAACATTCCAAACTTTACGTGTGCCGAGAGTTTCGGACAGATTCAGAAAGTAGCGTTTCAGAGATTGTATAAAAGCACCGGAGAAAAAAATTCATTTACCACGTCGGCGGGTATTGGGAAAAAAGCGTCATGGACGCCGTTGTTATCGGCAGATGACGACACGAAAGTTGTTGTCTCCCCGTATATCCAAGCACCGACAGCAGAAGCAGGCGCACCCCGTACGTTCGGCGGAGGAAACGAAACGTTGGGCGGTATTGAAGAAATTATTGGACGTGAGCCAACCCCATTTACGGCGGTTATGCGTAAAATGCCGCAATCACTGATTAAAGCATTGAAAGATTTGCAATGTGAAAGCGATTCCCAAAATTTGGGGGTTTATTTGTTTGATGAAAACGGCGCAATTGGTGCATTGCAAGACCCGACAACAGCAACAACGCATTATCCTATTCCAATTCGTTCTTTGTTTATCGGGGATAAAACATTGGGAGGATTTGAGGCACCCGATAGCAACGCAATACAATGGACGTTTTTACCTAATTGGTCGGATGATTTGGCGATTATCGTACCGGAAGATTTTAACCCGCTAACAGACTTAAAAAATGCAGCAGGGTAAACAAACAATAGTGACGTTGGAAAATGAAACATTGAAAACGACACGAGATTTTGAAGTTAGCCACGCCGAAAGACTTTTAAAAATGCCAAATAACGGCGGTTGGCAGTTACCGGAAAATAGTAAATTTGAATTTGACAAAGAAAATGGGCTTAGATATAAGAGAAATAAAAAAGCAGATAACGGAGCCACGGAACAAAGCGGCGATAAGTAGGGCGATTTACCACCAAAACCGCATACGATTTCATGCGGAAAAGGCGTTGACGCCATACATTACGCAACCCGTGACCGATTTTTTGGCTTATGTTTCAAACCTTATACCCGCAGACAAATTCAAAGTGTTCAAAACATTGTTCCGTTACCCCGTAAAGACAAACGAGGTAACGGGCGTTTGTTTTGATAAGTTGAGCCGCATTTTTGACGGTCGTAACCCGGCGTTCAATTATCAGTTTATGAACAGCGAACAAAGGGACGATTGGGAGTATTACAGACAACACGTATTGGAAGAACCCGAAATTTGGAGCACAAAGGGATGGGAATATTTCAAAACCGAAATTAACAGCGTATTAATTGTTGATTTGCCAAAAGAGCAATCCCCCGGCGATAATTACCCGCAACCGTACTTTTATTGGTTGCCAATAGAACACGTTATTTCATACAAGGCAGACAAAACAACGGGCGTTATGCGTTGGATAATATTCCGGCAGGACGACAACCGTATTGCCGTAATTGACGATGAACGATACCGGGTATTTACCGAGGAAAAAGGCAATATTGGCGAATTGCTGATTGATAGCCCGCACGATTTGGGATATTGCCCAGCACGTTTTTTTTGGAACGAACCATTGAGTTTGAGAGAACCGGACGTTAAGGCGTCCCCGTTAACAACCGAGTTGGAAAGTTTAGATTGGTTCCTTTTTTATCATTTATCAAAGAAAAATTTGGATATGTACGGGTCGTACCCGATTTATTCCGGATATGAACAAAGTTGCGATTTTACGAACGGCGAAAACGGCGATTATTGCGACGGCGGGTTTTTGAAAGATAAACAAGGCTATTATAAATTAGACCAAGCGGGTTTATTGATGCGTTGCCCGAAATGCGGAGATAAACGAATTGTCGGGGTTGGTTCATTCATTGAAATTCCGGTACCGGACGGCGACAAACAGCCGGATTTGCGCAACCCGGTTCAGATGTTGACCGTTGACCGTAATAGTTTGGATTATAACGTTAGCGAGGAAGAACGGTTGCGTACAAACATAATTACGGCGGTTGTTGGTACCAACGAGGAAATAACAACCCGTGAAGCATTAAATGAACAGCAAATTAAAGCCAATTTTGAAAGCCAAAGCACGGTATTAAACCGAGTAAAAAAAGGCTTTGAGGCGGCGCAAAAGTTCGTTGACGAAACCGTTTGCCGTTTGCGTTATGGAACAATGTTCATTTCGGCAAAAATCAATTATGGCACCGAGTTTTATTTGTCTGATGCAACCCAATTGCGAGAACGTTATAAGATGGCGAAAGAAAGCGGAGCAAGCGAGGGGGAATTAGATGCGCTACAAAATCAGATTATCGAAACGGAGTACAGACACGACCCAATACAAATGCAACGTATGTTAGTGTTGGCAGAATTGGAGCCGTACCGACATTTGACACGTCCGGAAGTATTAGAATTGTACGAAAAACAACTAATTACCGAGGATGAATTGCGCATTAAATTGAATTTCGCTAATTTTGTGCGTAGGTTTGAACGTGAGAATACAAACGTTTTGGAATTTGGCAGCCAAATACCATTTTCCAAGAAAATTGAAGTAATAACAAAAAAAATTTATGATTATGCGAGTGAAAGCAGAAACAGAGGGTAAAACAAAGGACGTCGGATTGTTGGACGTTACCCCGGAAAATTTCATTGTTCCAAAAGGGGAAGAAAGTTTTTATCATTGTCGTATTGAGGTTGTAAAATTCAACCAAGAAACGGGCGAAAGAATTTCACGACCACGTATGCAGGTTTTCGGAAAAAAGTTCTTTGAAACATTCGGATTGCACAATTTGCGAAAAATGGGTTATAAAGTTGACATTATGCACGACCCGAACGTTTGGGAGGCAGCGAACAAAGAAAAGATTGAAGCCAGCAAACGAGCAAAGGCAGAAGCAGCAGAAAAGGCGGCAGCAGAAGCAAAGGCGGCAGAACGTGAACAAATGAAAGCCGAAATTATTGCAGAACTGACAGCCGCCGGAGTTATCCCAGCAGAACCAAAGAAAGCCGGACGAAAACCAAAAGCCGAAAAAACAGCAGAAGCAGAGGAAGCGGCAGGCGATAGCCCGGAAAACAACGAGAATGTTTAACCATTAAAAATTACGAATATGGCACAGATTGCACAGCAAGACAATTTGGTTATTGAAGTAACCACAACCGCCGCAGCATTGGACGGCGACACAAAGAAAAAGTTGATTGAATGTATTGAGGGCGGAACAATTACCGACGTTATTTTGGTAACAAAAGAGGTTGAAAAGAAAATCAGCCATGCACGTGTTGTTAGTTGGTTGGTTGACACAACCGGGGATTCCCCAAAATACACAATTGATATTATTAACGCAAACAGCGAAACAGTAGAAGCAATCGCACTTAATTAATTCAAAGGGTAAGAATATTATGTTAACGAGAGAAATTTTAGTTGCAAATGCGGCTTTGTCGGGATTGTCTGACGAACAGATTACAGCGATAACAACATTATCGCAGAATGACGAAAACAGCGTTATTGCCAAGAAAACGGGCGAAATTTACGGGGCTTTGGATGCCGATATTTTGGCGGTTTCCGGTATCGCTAAAAATGGAACCGAAAAAACGTATGATTACGCAAAACGTGTAATGGGGGAAATGAAAATAAAAGCCGATGGCGCAACCGGGCTGCAATCGCAGATTGATTCATTGACCAAGGAAAAAGCCCGTTTGGAAAAGGCAATTGCCGATGGTGCGGCAGATGCGGAAACCGTGAAAGCATTGAAGCAGGCAAAAGCAGATTTGCAGAACGTGACAACGCAGTTTACCGAGTTGACAACCAAGTATGAGGCAGAAAAGGCAAACCACGAAAAAGAATTGTTCGGAGTAAGAATTGACAACGCATTGCAGACAGCCGCCGCCGGGCTTAAATTCAAAGCAGGATTCCCGGAAAGCGTAACAAAGGTTATTTTGGCGCAGGCGAGCGAAAAAGTAAAAGGCATGAACCCGGAATATATAGACGACGGAAACGGCGGAAAGGTTTTGGCGTTCAAAGATGCAAGCGGCGCAATTATGCGCAATCCAAACAATCAGTTGAACCCATTCACGCCTGCCGAGTTGCTGACAAAAGAATTGGAAACGATGGGAGTATTGGAGCAGCAAAGACAACAGCCAGGAGGCGGCACAAATATGCCCGCAGGCGGTGCCGGAGGCGGCGGAATTACATTGGACGTAAGCGGAGCCAAAACGCAATCAGAGGCGTACGAACTTATTACAAAACAATTGATGGCGCAAGGTAAAACGGTAGGTTCCAAAGAGTTTGACGAAGATATGAGAAAGGTTTGGCAGGAAAATAGTATTAACAAATTGCCGGAGAGATAACCGGGTAATGGGTAAACCCGCATTTAATAACAAATTAAAATAAAAAGACTATGAGTTTAATTGCAACAAGATTACAGAATTGGCGAGTAGAAAACCCGGAGTTAGACCGTAATATGACCCGCCCGTGCGAGTATGGCGCATTGGATTTTTTCATTGAACAGACCAACGCCGGAAATTCCATTTTGTCCCCGAAATTGCGTGAACGTGCGTTTGCCTCAATCGGAAATACGGTACAAGTTCCGGTTATCAATTACGATGGCGACGTTACGGTTAGCAACGTTCGTACGTGTGTTATCCCGGACGATGAAAACACGTCCGCACTTTATACCGTGGTTTGGGCGACATATTCCGTCGGCTTTACAATGGTGCCAACGTTGTATATGAACAACGAAATTTCGTATGACCACGATTTCAACCGCAAAATGGAAAAGGTTTGCAGAGCGTTTGCAAATTCGTTAGACCAAGCAGCCGTTGCAGCGTTGGAGGCAGGAAAAACCCAAGTATTGAAAGACAAGTTGAATTACAATTTCGCTGCAAACGTTATTGAGGTTCCAACGCAGATGGCAACCGAAATTATGGGCGATATTAACCCGATTATGCGTGCAAATTGTCATCCGAGTTTGGTTCACGTCGTAGGTAACGCCGGAATTGACAGCCTTATTAAAAAATTGGCACAGCACGGTATTTATAACGACGTAAACAAGCGTATGGAATACGAAAATAAAGTGTTCCATTATACAAACAACGTCGTAAATGAAGCTAGCAAAAACGGCACATTCTTTGCCGTAGAGGATGGTAACGTTGGCGTTTTAACACGTGTTGACCGTGAGGCGTTGAACCGCACCCGTGCGAATTTCCACGAATGGGACGTTGTACGTTTGCCGTACATTGATTTGCCCGTTGGTTCGCACTATTACACAGCAGTTGGCGACCAGTCACAGACAGCAGGCGCAGCGAGTGCCGATATGACTTGCAACGTGAAAGAATATTTTGGATTTAGCGCAGACGTTGCGTTTGTAATTGCTTACAACAGCAACCCAACAACCGTTGCAAATCCGATTATCAAAGCGCAGATTGCAGCACGTGCGGAAAATGTACCTTTGGGTATGCCTGTATATGTAACCAACGCCGGGGAATTTCCCGCCGGAGGTGCAGGCGCATAAGCCGGAAAACGGAACAATTATTTAACCGAGGGGACGGGGTGGTTATCCCCGCCCCCTTATTTATTGCAATCTTAATTCCTAATATGGGAAATAAATGAGCGTTTTTATGATAAGAATAAATGAAATATGCGAAGCGTTAAAAAATGTGTGCGGGTGGGAGCAATCATACGACCCGGCAAAGGCGATAGACGACAATTTAACGCAGACGGAAAGTGGGTTGTATTTTCAAGGTGCGCACCCGCTTTTGACGTTGGATAATATGGAGGCGATTATGCCGGATGATTGGGGAATACAATACCCCGTATGGGATGCGCTGACGCAATGGAAACAAAACAAGGTTGTGCAGTATGGTAATGATACAAACGGGAACAAATTGTTTTGGAAAGCGAAAGCGGATAACGTAGGAGAGGAACCAACGGAAGATTCTTTGTTTTGGAGCAAATACAACATTCTTTCGGACTTTTTGGAAAGAATGACACGCAACGGGATTGCAACCGCAATTCAGACATTTACCCAAATTAAGCAGTTGGATAAAGAAACACGCAATTTGTTAGAACGCAGAACGTTCTTTGATGGTGCCGGACGCATACGGGCGACGTTGCAAAACAATCATAAGTTGGTAGGATTTGAAATTGTCCCGGTTCGTGCAATGGGAGTGACGGCGAAAATTGAAAAGATAGGTTTGCAAATGACCGGGGGAACCGGGGTTGTTAGAATGTATTTGTTTCATTCGTCGCAGATAGACCCAATAAAGACTTTTGATTTGAATTTTACCGTTACAAATGGCGGTTTTCAGTGGTTCCCGTTAACTGATTGTTATTTGCCGTATATAAGCGACAAGAACAACGCCGGGGGGTCGTGGTTCCTTTGCTACAATCAAGACGAATTACCCGCCGGAATGGAAGCAATTAACGTATCAAAGGATTGGAGCCGGGAGCCGTGCGGAACGTGCAACATGGGTTCCGTTGAGGTTTGGCGAGAATTGACAAAGTATTTGCAAGTAACGCCGTTTATGTATAATGCGCCGGAAACGTTCGCAGAATACCCGGAGTTGTGGGATATTGCATACACGATGTACACACGAACCCAAAATTACGGGCTGAATTGCGAAATTACTATTGGATGCGATTTAACGGATTTCATTATTTCCCAAAGGCAGATTTTCCAAACGGTAATACAAAGACAAGTTGCTGCAATTGCATTGCGGACGTTGGCAATGAACCCCAACGTAAGGGTTAACCGCAATCAATCAAACGCAACCCGGATGGATATTTTGTATGAGTTGGACGGCAACACGTCCGGCGTTCGTCCCGGCGGTTTAGGTTACGACCTTAAAAAGTCTTATGAGGCGTTGCAAATAGATACGCAAGGGTTAGACCGTATCTGTTTAGCCTGCAATAACCGTGGGGTAAGATACAGAACCGTGTAATTATATAATTCAAAGGGAAAGTTGTATATAATTTCATGTAAAAGTTGTATTTATGAAACGGATAACCGATTTGCGAAAAAGGGTTGCGGATTTCAACGAGGCTTTGACGTCCGGGCGGATAATACAAAACATTATATGGGACAATGAGGCATATATAGTTGATTTGAACGCCGAGGAACAATTGTTTGAACAAGGTATTAACCGTTTGGGCGTCGAAATTTCGGATTATGCACCATACAGCCCCGTAACAATCGCAATTAAAGAGGCTAAGGGACAGCCGACAAACCGGGTAACGTTACGGGATGAGGGAGATTTTGAAAGTAGTTTTTATTTAGAGCTTGGCGACAAACAATTTGAAATTAAAGCGTCTGACTTTAAAACAGAGGATTTAATAAAAAAATACGGTCGTCAAATATTGGGTTTAACCGACGAAAATATTTCAATATTGATTTGGAAATATATTTTCCCGGATTTAATGGCAGAAACAAAAAAACAAATTTATGGCAAATAATGTAAAAGCCCCGGTTATTGACAACCCGGAATTGTTAGACCGGATAATTGGAAACATGCAAAACGGATTGGTTGATAATTTGCCGTGGTTGGATTTTGCATTTGGCAGGGCGGAAAGACTTGTTAAATACAACGGGAACCAAAAGCGATATTATACGCCAAATGTTTATTCCGGCAATAACGATTATATGGAAGTAACGCCGGATGCAAATATTGGTAATTTCTGTTTTTTTTGGGTTGACGACCCGCAAAACATAAGTTGGGAACCCGGCGTTGATATTGGGATAAAAACGGCGTTTTCGATTATCTTTTGGTTTGATTATCGAAAGATTTTCAACGAAGCAAGCAACAGAAACAAAGAGGCGTTAAAACGTCAAATATTGGACGTATTAAACGGCGGGTTTTGGTTGCGTCATGGAGGCTATAAAATAAACAAAGTCTATGAATTGGCGGAAAACATTTACCGGGGGTTTTCTTTGGACGAAATAGACAACCAATTTTTAATGCACCCGTTCGGCGGATTCCGGTTTGAGGGCGAATTGAGTATTGGAGAAACATGTAAATTGTAGGATATGGAACATTTTATTTATAACATTATTGTTGTCGCATTAATAGCGGCTTTTGTGCTGACGTTATTACGCAAATGGGGCGTCATTGAATGGGTACAGATTCACGGGAACGATTTCTTTTCAAAGATGTTTAATTGCGATTTCTGTTTGTCGTGGTGGACGTGCGTTTTGATTTGTTTCTTTGCGTTGATATTTACCGGGAACCTCTCATTTTTGGGCGTTCCCTTTTGTAGTACAATGATAACACGTGTTTTATTATGAAGAATGTACAAATAAAAGGAATGAACGTTGAGTTGTATGATTCAATCGAGGATTTGCCAATTATGCGTTTCCACAAGTATAACAAAATGCTTTTGGTTGACGCCGGGGTTGGTTCCGATTTGTCGGATTTTGACCGACATATTGAAAAGGTAATACGTTATTTGAACAGCCCAACGCCAAACATGGCAACCGTTGAGTTGGAAAATATGCGCCAAAACATATATTTCATTCAATCCGAGGTTTCCCCCCGGCATTTGGCTTTTGCCGTGTTGGTTAAATCAATAAATGGTAAACCCCGAAATGATTTGTCAGATGATGGATTGCAACAAACAATGAGTCTTTTTAAAGACGTTGCAAATTCAGAGATAACCGCCCATTTGGAAGCGGTTAAAAAAAAAATAGACGATGAATTGCGTTTGTATTTTCCCCGGTTGTTCGATGATGCGACATTGAAAGAGTATTACGATAAATTGAAACAAAGAACGATTGTTGTATTACGCACAATAATAGACGGTCGGGCAACCGAGGCGGACGCAAAAGAGATTGACGACATTACGGCGGAGTTGATAACCTATTTCAACCCGCAGATGTTTACCGGGTCGGAAAGCGTGGAAATTAGGCATGACAGACAATTTGAAAATATGTGTTTGATATTGTCCCAAAATTTGCATGTTGACCCAAAGAAATTTACCGTTTTGGAATATTACAACGCATTTGAGTATATCAAGGAACAAGCCAAAAAAGCAAACAAGCAAAAAAAGGTAAAATAAGGCTATTTCCGGCGTTTTTATTTTTAGGCGATAAATTACACGTTTGAGAAAAGAAGATGCAACAGACGGGGAATTTCCCGTAAATAACTTAATAATCGGCGTATGGCAGATAATAACAACCCAATCAAATATTCGGATTTAATAAGTCCGGATAATTCGATTACAGATTTGATAAAACAATTGGATGAACTTTCGGACACCTATACAAATGCACTGAAAAATATCAAAGCCGAGGCAATACAATTGGCGGAGATTCTGAAAAAGGTTTCCGGCGCAACGGAGGACGGGCGAAAGACAACCAAAAAAGCCGCAGACGATGCGGAACGTTTGGCACGTGCGCAACGTGATTTGGCGTTTGCAGAAAGCGAGAACGCCAAAAAGTTAGCCGAGTTAAAATTGGCACAGCAGGAAGCGAACCAAATTAATAAACTGATTGTGAAAATAAATCAATCCGCCGAGGGTAGTTATAACCGTTTATCGGCGCAATATTCATTGAATAAGATTTATTTAAACAACATGACTAAAGCCGAACGGGAAAACACCGAGGAGGGGCGAAAATTGGTTGCACAAACCAAAGAAATATACGAAGAAATGAAACGTTTGCAGGAAGCAACCGGGAAATTTCAATTGAACGTCGGAAATTATACGGAGGCGTCCGACGCAATTATTGCGTATGGCGACAAATTAAAAGAAACGTTAGGTTTAAATAGCGCATTTGGCGAAAGTCTTTTGGCGTTAGGACGTGGCGGGGCTGAAAGTAAAGCCGTTTTTACAGCTATTGGCGACGGGGCAAAAGCATTGGGAAAAACTTTGTTGGGATTACTTTCAAACCCGGTTTTTTTGGCGATTGCCGGAATTGCGGCGGCGGGTGCGGCGTTTAAATGGTGGTACGATTATAACGCCGGGTTAGTTGAGGCAACGAGATTGACGAAACAATTTACCGGGAAAAGTGGCGATGATTTGAAAGCGTTTAGAAATGAGGTGCAAGCCGTCGCCGATTCATTCAACGCAGATTTCCGGGAAACATTGATTGCAACAAACGCATTATCAAAACAATTTGGTATTTCTGCAAATGAGGCATTGCAATTGGTTAAGGATGGGTTTTTAGCCGGAGGCGATGCGAACGGGGAATTTTTAGACACGTTGAAAGAATACCCGGCATATTTCAAAGAGGCGGGAATATCAGCAGACCAATTTGTTGCAATTGTTACCCAAACAAACAAAATGGGTATCTTTTCAGACAAAGGCGTTGACGCAATTAAGGAGGCAAATTTGCGTTTGCGTGAAATGACGACGGCGACGGCGGCGGCTTTGGATGGTATTGGTATTTCGTCGGAACAAGTTCAAAAAGATTTGCAGACCGGAACCAAAACGACATTTGATGTTATACAAGACGTTTCCGCAAAATTGGCAGAATTGCCGGATAATGCGGCAACGGTCGGGGCTGCAATTGCAGATATATTCGGGGGGCCCGGAGAGGACGCCGGATTGCAGTATTTGCGCACGTTGAAAGATATTTCAACAAACATGGATGAAGTAAAAGGGAAAGCCGGAGTTTTGGCGCAATTGCAGGAGGAACAATTGCAAAGCCAAATTGAGTTGCAAAACGCATTATCCGGGTTGTTTGACGCAACCGGAGGGAATTTTGAAACGTTGACAACGCAGGCAAAAGTTTTTGTTAACCAAGGATTGACGGCGATAATAAAAGGGGTTATTGATGTTGTCAATTACTTGATTGAGTTATACAATGAAAGTGTTTTAATACGTGCAATTTGGAATGGGATTGTTGCCGGATTCAAAACAACATTTGATACGTTGGGAAATTTGTTTGGATTCTTTATTGATATAGTCAAAGCAACCGGAACCGCATTAAAGGGAGCGTTTACGTTGGATTTTGACGACGTAAAAAAAGGATTGGCAGATTATGCAGCAGCGTACGGGAATTTGGTTAAAGCCCAAGTTAAAGACATAACAGAAAATTTCCAAGAGGGTTTAGAGGGTATGCAGAAGAAAATAAAACCGTTAACAATCCCGGTTTCTGTTGGAGATACCCCGACGCCACAAACAGAAAATAAGCCCGTAACGACACAGAACCCAACCGTAACGCCAAGGGGTAAAAGCGATGCGGAAAAGGCAGCAGAACAGCAAGCAAAACAAATTGAGGCGGCATACAAAAAGAATTTGGAAGCAACCCGAAAATTGCAGGATGCACAATTGCAGTTGGAAACCGACGAATGGGCAAAGCGTCGCCAACAAACGCAATATCAGTATTCCCGCCAAATTGAGGATTTACAACACCAATTGCAGACCGAAAAGGATTTGAACGAAACCGGACGTCAAGCGATAAACGCCACAATTACGGCGTTGGAACAGCAACAAACCGAGGCGTTATTGAAAATCGAACAAGACCGACAATTGCAGGAATTAGCGTTACAGAAAGAAAGCATTGAATTACGTTTGCAAGCAGTCAAAGAGGGAAGCGAGCAGGAAAGACAATTGCGGATGCAGTTGTTGGAAAACGAAAGACAAACCGCATTATTACAGAACCAACAGAAACCGACCGGGCAACAGCAGGACGCCGCGGCGATTAATGCAAGTTTTGACGCAAAGGGAGCCGGAATTGCGGACGAATATTTGCAAGCGCAATTACAGATATTCGACCAACAACAAGCGTTGGCACAATCGGAGTTTGATTTGTTGAGAAATTCAGAAGCCCGGAAAACTCAATTCCGTTTGCAAGCAGAAAAGGAACGTTTGCAAAAGGTTTTAGAATTAAATCAGCAAGCCGCCAATAAATTGTCTGATGTTGAGGTACAAACAATTCAAAACACTATTAAAAAAATAGACCAAGAAATTGAGCAATCCAAAGGGGAGGAACGAGGAACAGACATTTACGGTTTGTTTGGGCTTAATTTGGACGACGACCAAAAAGAGGCAATTAATACGTCTATGCAATACGCATTGGATGCGTTAAATACATTCACGGCGGCACGTGTTGCCGCAGCAGATGCAGCCGTTGAGCAAGCGGATAAAGAGGTTTCCGCCGCACAATCGGCGTTGGATGCAGAATTGGAAGCAAGGGCAAACGGGTACGCCAATAATGTTGTACAAGCGCAAAAGGAGTTGGATTTGGCAAAGAAAAACCAAGAAAAAGCGTTGAAAGAACAACAGAAAGCGCAAAAACAGCAGGCAGCAATACAAACATTGCAGCAAATCGGAAACATGGTAACAGCAACGGCGTTGATATGGTCGCAATTAGGTTTCCCGTTTGCAATACCTGCAATTGCCGTAATGTGGGCGAGTTTTGCAGCGTCTAAAATCAAGGCGGCGCAATTGGCAAAACAGACCGGAGGAACCGGAGGAACGGAAACATACGGCGACGGTACCGTTGAACTTTTGGAGGGCGGTTCGCACCAAAGCGGAAATGATATTGATTTAGGAACGAAACCGGACGGAACCCGCCGACGGGCCGAGGGAGGCGAATTTTTCGCCGTGATAAATAAACGAAGTTCACGCCGTTTCAGAAAGATAATACCGGACGTTATCAATTCGCTAAACAATGGTACATTTGCACACAAGTATTTAAAATCCTATTCAGACGGCGACGGTTTGACGTTAAACGTTACCGGACAAAGCCCGGATTTACGCAAATTGTCGGATGATGTAAGGGAAATTAAGGAACAGAACCGACGACGGGTTTACGTGGATGGCGACGGAAATACGATTGAAAGTTACAAGAATTTGAAACGTAAAATAAAAAGACTATGACACCAAAATATAGATTCTTTTTGCAGATAGGGGAGGACGGAACCAAACAAACCGTCCGCCCCAATTATAAGGATGATTTAACGTTGGATTATGAGTTGGAAACAAATCAAAGGTTTTACCGGGCTAAATTGTCCGGTAAAATAAACTTTGTCCGTGCTGATTACGATATTATCAATGACGCCCCGTTTGATTCTGAATTTTTCCTATATATCGAAAAAAGCGATGATTGGGGACAAACATACAATCAATACTATAAAGCAAAGTTTATGAAAACGGATTGTACGTTTAATGATGATGATAAATTGGTTACGGTACAGCCGGAAACAATAGACCAATACAACGACGTTTTGGCAGGATTGGAAAAGGAATACAATTTAATTGAGTTGACCCCACAAATCGAATTTCTTACAATAAGAAAACGCCCATTGATACAAATATACGTTCCCGGAGATAGTATTGTTTCGTGCTTTTTGGGCGGCACGAATTGGGAACAAGACGCAAACGCCACGACTGACCAAAACGCATTAATACAAACCTATCATTTTGCACTATGTAATATTTTGAAAGAAATACAAATTACGTCGCACGGTTCCCCGGCGGTAATATCCGGGCTTTATGTTGGGCGGATGTCGACGGGTGTAAGTCCTGATGAATTTATGGGAGATTTATACCCGGAATTAAATGTAAATTATTATATCCATATTGCACAAAAACGAGTTGCGGGTGGGCTACCTATTGGGCTAGCAGGTGTTGAGATACGCCGCCGTTCTGATGATGTGGCAATGTTCCGGTATACAAAGACAACGCAAGAACCTTTTGATACGTTGGAATTTGATTTAACCGCCGTTGAGGGTTCCGGAGCAACGGGTACGATGCACGCCGATATGAAAAGTTATAATATATACGCCCGATATTTGGTTGATGTTGATAAAATAGACGATTTAGATACATACCCGTTGTCGTCCGATGATATTGTAGATAATAATAGAAATTACCGCCGGGCAATTGGTTACGCAATCGACGTGGCATTTATATCTAATAATTTTTCAGATACGCCTACCGAGTGGGGATTAGCCGACAGTGGAAAGTATTTTGAGCCGCCTTATTCCATATATGGACAAACGTTTTATCCAATCGCCCGGTCAACGTGGCGTTATGCGTCGTTATGGTTTGGGTTTTATCTGATGGATTGGATATTAGAGGAAAAAGCCCGAAAAGCATATACTTTGCGTGATGCGTTTACGTTATCGTCATGTATCAATGTATTGTTAAAAGAATTTGCCCCCAGTGTAACGCATGAAGCGACGCCGGAATACAGCCAATTTCTTTATAACAAAAACAATCCTATTTCCGGGCGGTCATTTAAGTTGCTAATAAGTCAGAAAAGTAATATCATTAATGGCGAATATAAAACCCCGGCGCAAAAAGCCCCGATTACATTACAACAGATTATGACGATGTTACGGGATATTTACAAATGTTATTGGTATATTGAGGACGGAAAATTTAAAATTGAACAGGTAAGTTGGTTTAGAAATGGCGGTTCGTATGGATATAACCCGATTATTGATTATGATTTAACACAATTAGAAAACGTTAGGAACGGCAAAAAATTAGCTTTTGCAACGTCTGAATATTCATTTGACAAAGTAGAAATGCCGGAACGTTATCAATTTGAGTGGATGGATGATGTAACAACACCATTTGAGGGTTTACCAATAGAAATTACGTCCAAATATGTAACAGCCGGGAAAATTGAAGAAATTAACATATCAAATTTTACGTCTGACATAGATTTGATGTTGTTAAACCCCGGTGCAATTAGTTCCGATGGATTCGCATTGTTTGCAGCAGTTACGCCGTCCGGCGGCGGACAATTGGAATTGCCTTTCACAAGACAAACCGTTGATGGCGTAGAATATTTTTTGCAAAATGGATATTTAGCGTTTATCAATATACAACCGACATATTGGGTTTATGATATGCCCGCACGGAATTTCAAAATAAATAATTCCCCATATTATGCTATGGGAGGATTGGAACGTAAAAAGAAACAAACATTGAATTTCCCGGCAGGAACCACAGACCCAAACCCGATGCAGTTAGTTAAAACATATATCGGTAACGGTCAAGTTGATAAATTAAGCGTAAATTTGTGTAGTCGAAACATTAAAGCAACGTTGAAATATGATACAGAATAATAATATAAGCGTTTTGCCGTGGTACACGTCAATAAATGAACAGAACCACAGAAAAAGTTACGCATACGGCGCAATTTACCCGTTATTTGCCCCGGCTGATAGATTGTTACCGTTTCAGATAATGAGAAACACACGGTCAAACAATGTTACGTCAGTGGTATTGTATGAAAAGACCGGAAAGCAAGTTGCAAACATAACAACGTATATGAAAGAAACCGGATTGCAGATTGTCCGGTTTCAAACGTTGGGTTATGATGTTATATTGTACCCGTCAATTTTACCCATGCCATTAAATCAGTTGGACGGAATATATTATATGACGTTATCGGATGGCGTGCAAACGTGGTATTCTGAAATGTTCACGGTCGTACAAGATGTTTCCGGTTACTTAAAAATACAATGGTGGGATATTGAAAATTTGGTATTTGACGCCGGGCAAATAGTATATAAAAACCCGGATTTCAAAAATACGTTGTACCTTTGTACAGAGTTGGGAAAACCGGATTATGAATTTGAAGAGGACGGAGAAGAACGGGACGGGTATTTTTTTCCGGAAAAACAAATATCAGTCAAAACGTTTAAATGTACGATATTGGCACCGGAGTTCCTTTGCGACGTTATGCGTTTTATCCGTATGGCTGATTATATTCATATAACAGATAAATACGGCAGGGAATACGATTGCGACACGTTTTTAATTACCCCGAAATGGCAAACGCAGGGGGATTTGGCGAGCGTGGAAATTGAGTTTAAAACAAATACCGTCATGAAGAAAATAGGACGTGGCTATGTAATAGCAAATAAAGGAGATTTTAACGGCGATTTCAATAATGATTTTGACAACAATTAAATTATTAAATTATGGGAAATTATGAAGAATTAAAACAAGCTATTTCCGACGTCATAAAGACGAACGGAAACCAAGAAATTACCGGGCAGATAATGCAAAACGCATTGTTAACTATAATATCAACAATAGGAGATAATGCGACATTTGCAGGAATTGCAACACCCGAAACAAACCCGGGAACGCCCGACCAAAATGTATTTTATTTAGCATCGCAGAAAGGCGTCTATGTTAATTTTCAAGGTATAGAACTTTTAGACCAAGTATTAATATTGGCAAACAATAATGGGAATTGGATAAAGTATGATACCGGAATTGGAATATTATCAGATTTTAAAAGATTAGAAAATGATTATGGTGAAACTTTTCTTAATTCATTAGGGTATGAAAATTTGTTAACAGAATTAGGACATTATAAAAACGGCGTTCAGATTAATGGTGGAGTAAATTCGGGCTATATACCAATACAAGATATTGGTATTGGTATATTAATGACATACGTGTCGGCGTCAAACTATGACCCTATAACATTTTTTGATTCAGAAAAACAATACATATCTAGTGTATCAGATAGTGGGGGAGTAATTAAAACAAAGGTATTTTTAAAATCATCTTTTCCCGAAAATGCGTCATTTATTATAATATCATCATCCTATAACACATATAGGACAATTGTTTCAAAAAATGCGTTTGATGAAATTGAAAATATAAAGGGAGTATATAATATAGGAGAAATTAAATATATAGGAAATGGAAAAACATTTGATTATTTTGTAGTAAAGAAAATTATATTACAGCCGGGAAGTTATAGCCTAAAAATAGGAGATATAACCCAACCGAATAACGGTGATGCATCAGTATATGTTAGAGCGTTTAAAGGAGGTGTAGACGCAGGTTCAATAATAGGATTAGAAGCAAATAAAACAAAAGAATTTATTGTTTCAGATGATGTTGAATATGTAGAAATTAGATTTTATGCCGGAGTAGCAGTTGCGTCACAATTGAATTTTGAATATATTGTTTCTTCAATAGGTATATCTAGAAGTGAAATCGTATATAATATTTGGAAAGGAGCAAAAGGCGCAGGATATGGAGATTCTATTACGGCACTATGCAACGGTGATTATATAGGAGTATTCAATGAAAAGTGGCTTCCTAATATGGCGAAAAAACTAGAATTTTCTGAATTATATTGTAGAGGTGTGGGCGGACAAACCTATAGATGGAATGATAATGCATATTATAGTAAGGTCGGAAGCACGGGGAATTATGTAAATAGATATAAAGCGAAAAATGGGCAAATAAATTCGAATAATGGAATTGTTACTGTTAATACAACAGAAGAAGAAAAACAAGAAATAGAAACCGTATTGGGATATCCAATTGAGATACATAGAGGTTGCTTTTGTTCATGGGATAGAATTACGTCTATGTTCCCCGAAGGTATTAAAGATATGATAGACGTTATATATATTATGGGAGGTACTAATGATTTTAACGGAGTAGAAGAAATAGAAAGTGGTGGAACTAACGGAAGTCTAAGACCATTATGGTCGGTGGATAATCAAACAGATACTGATTGGATTAATGCAGAGGGATATTATAACGGCGGCGATTATGATGTTACTAATACATGGGGAGGTATGGCGTCGTGTCTGATGAAAATGCAAATATGGATGCCGCAAGCAAAAGTTATTGTATTGGTTCCAATTACAAGAAAAGGAATTAATTATAATAATCCTACAAACGATTCGGGGGTAACATACCAGGATTTATCAAATGCAATTAAATCAGTATCCGATTGGTGTAACGTTGAGGTTGTAGATATGATGTGTTGCGGTATAACACAATGGAACGCAGATGAAACAATACCCGACAGAGTGCATCCGCAAAAAGGTATGGGGTGGAGTAGAATGGCGTCGTATTTAACAAGCAAAATGAATGCTATTTCCCGATATGAATAAAAATAATTTTTAAAAAACATGGAAAGAATAATAAATTGGGAACAATGGCGAATAATTGCCATTTCCACGGTTAGCCCGGTATTAGGGTATTTAACCCCGACAAAAGGATTTGTTTATGCGTTAGTAGTAATGTTTGCGTTCAATATTTGGGCGGGTATGAGGGCGGACGGCGTGGCGATTGTGCGATGCAAAAACTTTTCGTTCCGGAAGTTTAAAAACGCATTGTGCGAATTTCTGTTGTATCTGTTTATCGTGGAGGCGATTTTTGTAATAATGAAAAATTGCGGCGATGAAAATGCGGCGGTTATCGTGGTAAAATCACTAACATACGTGTTTATGTATGTGTATTTGCAAAATGCGTTCCGCAATCTGATTATTGCGTACCCCCGGAATTTGGCGTTACGTATTATTTACCATGTTATCCGTTTGGAGTTTACAAGGGCTTTGCCGTCGCATTTGCAACCGATAATTGACAGATTGGAAAAAGAATTTGGGGATGACCCCGAAGAAAAGGAGAAAAAGAAAATGAGTAAATAAATAATTATATTTGCAACGGGGATAGGCGGAGTAATTAACCGACCGAAAGGGCAAGCCAACAGCCCGGCCCCGTTTCTTATTTGTTGGCAGTTCTTAAAAGTTGGCAATTATGGTTTGAGGGGAAAAGCCCGGACGCAAAAGCAGTAATTCAATATGACATGAAAAATAACATTGTGGCTAAATATAACAGCGTACACCAAGCAGCAAGAAAAAACGATTTTAGTTATAGTTGTATTGCAAGGGTATGCAGAGGCGAAAGAAAAACATATAAAAAATTTAAATGGAGTTATGAAACAGAAAGTTGTTATTCTTGATGGAGGGCACGGCGTGGATTGTGCCGGGAAACGTTCCCCCATTTGGGGGGACGGTTCCCAATTGTTTGAATGGGAGTTTAACCGTGATATTGTACGCCGTATTGCGGCGATGTTGAAAGCGGAGGGAATAAAGTTTGAAATTTTGGTACCGGAGGACAACGACGTATCATTACCGGAACGTTGCCGACGTGCAAACGTTATCCATGCAGATTGCGGCAACAACGCCGTTTTGTTTAGCGTTCACGGGAACGCCGGAGGCGGCACCGGGTGGGAATGTTATACAAGCGTAGGACAAACGAAAGCGGATGCAATCGCAACCGTTCTTTGTAAGGAGGCGGAAAAAGAGTTTGCCCCGGATGGTTGGAAAATGCGTTTTGATTATGTGGACGGCGACCCGGACAAAGAAAGCCAATTTTATATTCTGAAACATACTGTTTGCCCGGCGGTATTATCTGAAAATTTCTTTTTTGATAATGAAAAGGATTGCCGTTTTATGATGAGCGACGACGGAAAAGAAAGGATTGCAAAGGTACATTTTGAAGCAATAAAGAAAATTGTATGAAAAAGTATTTGATTTGGGCGGCAATTGCGATGGTAGTTGCCGCCGTTGCAACAATATGGGTGCAACGAACGAAAATTGAAAAATTGACGGACGAACGGAACAGATACCGGGGAAATACAGAAACATTGTTGCAGGACGTCGAAACGTACAAAACAAAGGATAGTTTGAACGCCGCCAAAGTTGGAGTTTTGGAACTGAAATTGTCGGAGTTTGAAAGATACCGGGCGAGCGATGCAGAATTAATAAAAAACCTGCAAACAAAGAACCGGGAATTGGAGGCGGTAACAACGGCGCAAATGGAAACAATAACCCAGTTACGGGGAACCGTCCGGGATAGTATTGTTTATTTACCCGGAGATACAACAAAAACGGTTCTGAAATGCGTTGATATTTCCGACCCGTGGTTTTCCTTAAACGGAATCACGACACCGGACGGAACGTTTTCCGGGACGTTTGTAAACCGTGACAGCATTTTAATTGTTGCGACCGTACAATATAAAAGGTTTCTTAATTTCCTTTGGAAAACCAAGAAAATAAAGAACCGGGAAATTGATGTTATCAGCAGGAACCCGCATACAAAAATAATGGGGGTTGAATATATAGAGATAGAAAAATAACTATCTTTGTATCGAATTACATTTGACCACATAATTAGAGATTGTTTTCAAGGATTAGCCGGGTTTGCCCCGGCTTTTTTCGTTTTGCCCATTTTTAGCCCCGTAGCGGGCTTTTTTTATTCCGGTGGATAAATTTATATCTGAGCAAAGAAAGTGGCTTAAATCGAAAATTCGCCAAAAATAACTATCTTTTGAACCAAAAGAAAAATTTTTTTATGCGTTTTGCTCAAAATAAAAAGAAATTCTTTTGGTAATTAAAATAAAGGTTGTATATTTGCATTGTCAAACAACAACGACGGGGCGTTTTCCCCGAACATTAAAAGAAAAATCAAAATGGCAACAACAATTTACAACGGTTTGGAATATTCAACAAAATCAATCAATCGCAATTTCCGTATCAAGGTTAACGGAATAGTTGACGGAAAAAAGATAAATAAATTGGTCGGCGTAAAAGGATTGATTGAATTGATTGGCGTTGGAATGGCAAACAAAATGTTGCGCCGTGCGTTCAATGGAAAGGACGACAAAACCGTATGTAAATTGCGTCGTGGTATCAAAATTTCATTCTACATTAAATAATATCCGACCGGGCGGGTTCCCGGAATAAATTCAAATGAATATGGAAAAGAAAAGAACTATTGCAACAGACATTGCAGAAATTGCACAGAAGTTGGACGGAAAAGTTAACTTTGAAAGTATTAAATTCAGTCAAGTAATATTTGATGATAAAAAGGAAACCGGGGTAAATGATTTGTTGTTTATTGGTAAGAAATTCGGGATTTACTTTTATACCAGCCGTTCCGCCGTTGAAAATATCTGTTTTCTGAAAAAACAGAAAATGCCAACCTATGTTGCAACAGAAAGCACGTGCAATATTTACGAAATTGAGTAATAAAAAGCCGGGGGGAACCCCGGCACAATCCAAAGTAATATGAAATTAGATGATTTAGACATCGAGATAAAAAACGAATTGTTGGAACAGCGCAAAGAACTTTGTTCAAAATGGAAACAAAACAGCGCATACGACATTTGTTTTACTAATACAGACGGAACACGTTATTTCAAAGCAAAGCGGGTTGTTTTATCATGGAATGACGACAAAGGTCATTATATGCCATTCGGGGGCGGTACATATTGGCAAATAAGATATGGTAAAATAAAATGGACAACCGAAAAAAATCAAATTGGCGGTACGGTTTATGTATGGGTTCAATCACGGGAAACGTTTTCAAAATCTGCAAATGGTACGGTTATACCAAATGAAGTAAAAACAAAGAAAGAAGTTTTGGAAATAGCAAAGCAAATCGGAACGTTAGTAATGTAAGACAGCCGGGCAAAATGCCCGGTTTTATTTTTGCCCCAAATTAGCCCCGTAACGGCGTTTTTATTTCAAATTGGATAAATTACACGTCCGGCTGTAAAAAAGTCGCTTAAATCGAAAATTCCGGGAAAATAATTTTTAAAACAGCCAAAGAAAATATTTTTGCTTTGCTTTGATAAAATAAAAAGAAATATTTTTGGCAATTAAAAATAAATACATATCTTTGCAGTGTTGAAAGTTCAACGCACCGACCGGGCGGGTTCCCGGAACCAAATACAAATTCGTATGAGTTCAGAAAAAAGAAACAAGTTAAGCGAGATTTTCAAATTGGCGTGGCAGTTCGTAAAACGCAATGGTTATAAACTTTCAGAGGCTTTAAAATGTGCATGGTTGAACATTAAGTTGAAAGCCGAAATGAAAAAACGAATTGTAAAATTCTACTTTCAGAAAATAGACGGTTCATTGCGTGAGGCATACGGAACAATGAACCCGGACATAATCCCGGCACCAACCGGAACCCGTAAACCAGCCGACACGGTTCAAACCTATTTCGACACCGAAAAGCAGGAATATAGATGTTTCAAAAAAGCTAATTTAATTCGTATTGCATAAACAACGCCGGGGGAAACCCCGGCATAAAATAACAAAGACATGGAAAAGTACATTTTGACAAAGACCCAAAAGGGCAAAAAATACTTATATGAAGTTAAGGACGAAAACGGAAACGTTGTTTCAAAAAGGACGTCAACCCGTGATTATGTGGCGTGCAGCGTTAGCGGCGAATTTTATTTTGGTCGTTTGGATTTGGTAGGAAAAGGAGATTACGGAAAGCGATTGGCAGGGGCGCAAAAACGGGCTAATTATTCAACGTCCGTATATATGGCAGACCGTGAGGCGGCATTGAAAGAGGCACGACAATGTATTGCGATAGAAAGGCGTTTAGGCAAATCCCCGGAATGGTTGGAAACATACAAAGCGGATTTTTATAAAAGCATAGACGAACGTTTCCCAACAGACCCGGAAACAATAGAAAAGAAAGTTTCTGAAATTATCGAATACGGAAAACAGATGTTGAACGGACTTACAATTGCATATTTGAAATAATAAACAGCCGGGGAGCAATCCCCGGTTTAATACTTAAAAGCCATGCGGTACGCATTAAGAAAGCAGGATAAAATAAAAGCAGTATTGGAAACCGGATATTACGGCGAAATTTACAAATGGTTGTATTATCAGAGTAAGAAATAAAAAGCCCCCCGGCGTCATAAATCAATATGCACCGGGGGAATTTTACGCAGTAACCGAGAGCGATATTTGGTTGATGCGGTACCACAAAAATATATTGTTTGCCGTAAATTGCAAAACAACCCGCAAAAATAAATTTGAAATAAAAGTATTTATTTTTGGTAATTAAAGAAATATTTGTACCTTTGCATTGAAGTTAAGCCCACGCACGGGGATAGTGCGAAATAATATGAATATCAGAAAAGACAAAGAATTGAACATTTTGGCGAAAGCAGCCGGAAAGAAAGCAACAGAAGTTGAAACAATCATTGTAAACCAATTAATCCAAAAGGAAATGATACAAGACGACCCGGAATTTTGGGGATGCACTTTGTTTGATAGTATCGAACGTGACGTTCCGGTTTCTGATGTTGTCGGCATTATCAAAGCAACCGGAATTTCGGTTGTACGTTCCGAACATTTGGACGCATTTCTGAATTTGGTATTGGTCGGAAAAGGAGATTGCCCGGTATGTGGCGGAGAAATGGAAGTTACCGACGCCGATTATAAATGTTGCGGCGGCGATGGGTATTTAACCCCGTATGAATACGAACCGATATTTGAGGAAAAAACCTGCAAACATTGCGGGCATGTAGAGTAATAACCATAAAAATAAAACAATATGAAATTGAGAGTAAACGAAGCAATCGCCCGTTCAGAGGCAAACGGAAAGAAAGTATTGAAAAAGGATATTGCAGCCCGATTGTTTGAGGGCGCAAGCGAAAGCGCACAGCAGGTAAATATGACAAATCTTTGCAACGGGACAACCAAAAGGATTGTTCCGGAATGGGTAGTAATAATTTGCGAAATGTGCGGTTGTTCCGCCGATTATCTGTTTGGAATGGAGGATTAAAACCATGAAAAAGAAGTTTATCGAAAAAATGGAAAAGATGGTTGATGTTTTCTTTTCCGATGCGTGGCAAGCAAAGGTTTTTGCAATGATATTTAGCATTTTCGGAGTAATATGTTTTATTGCCGGATTTTGGAATTATATCCATTTTTTGTTTTCTGCAATGTGTGGATTAATGGTTTATGTATTGTTTAACGAATTAAAGAGCAAATAACATGAGAGCGAAAAAGAAACAGCCGGAAAACCCGGAAAAAAGTATTGCAAACACAATGGGTAACGCAGTAAATGCGGTTAAGAAGTTGGCGGAAGCAATGGGACAATTGCCCGCCGATAAATTCCCGGAAATAAACGATGAACAACAGATTGTCCCCGGATTGGATGCCGTCGAAATAGAACAGCCCGCCGGGGCTTTTGAAATTGTGCCGGGCATGACGGTTGAGGAAATGACAGCAATGTTTTTTGATGGTGCATTAATCGAACCGCCGTATAAAGTATGGCAGCTAAATAGCAAGGGACACCGATATTATTACAAGTTTGACGATAACGGAAACCCGGAATTTTATCCGTCAGTTACAACCATATTATCGCAGACAATGCCAAAATCGGAATTTCTGATTAAATGGATTGCCGAAAAAGGAATTGACGAGGCGGAAAGATACAAAGCAGAACGGGCGGCGTATGGTACATTCATGCACGCCCAATTTGAAGAACTTATAATTAACCGCTTTTATGATTTGGACGGACTGAAAGCCAAATTGAAAGATTATATTGATAACAACAAATTGCCCGCCGATTTCATTTATTACGCTGATGATTTCAAAAAGGATATATTGGCATTTGCGCAATTTGTTTTGGATTATGACGTTAAACCGTTAGCCGTGGAAATTGCGTTGGTACACCCCGTTCATAATTACGCCGGAATGATTGATTTACCGTGTGCGATGGTATCAAAGCCCGGTTCAAAAGAATACATAAACGCAATTGTGGATTTCAAAAGCGGGCGCAAAGGATTTTACGAAGAAGCGGAAATTCAGTTGCATTTATATGCGATGATGTGGAACGAAAATTTCCCGGATATTCCGATTGACCGTGTTTTCAATTTCAGCCCGAAAGATTGGCGAAAGAAACCGACGTACAATTTGAAAGACCAAACCGACAGCCCGAACGCAAAGAAAATCCCGTATCTTTTGGAGTTGGCAGCAATTGAGGACGAAAAACGGGATAATACATTTACGGCGGTTTCCGGGGAAATATCATTGGATAACGAACCGGATTTGACAAACAATATTGTTTCGCTGACGTTGGCGGAACTTGTTAAAAGCAAAGCCCCGGCGGAAAAGAAAAAGCCGGAACCGGAAAAAGCCGTTACCGTTGAGGATTTGAAGAAAGACCCGGAACCCGAACCACAACCGGAACCGGAGGAAAAGAAAACCAAGACCGTAAAGAGAACCACACGAAAAACGGCAAAAACGGCGGAAAACAAGCCCGTCAAGGAAAAGAAAACCGCAAAACGTACAATTACACCAAAAAAAGAAAAAGTGGCTAAAATCGAAGAAAAACAGCCTAAAAAGCCGGAACCCGTGACAAAGAAAGATTTGTTGAATACTGAAATTAATATTTGATTATGAAAGGACGTATAAACATAAACAGACCAACCACCGGCATACAACGTGTTGTTTTGCCACGTGTGGGGTTTATCAAAGTAGGGTACAAGGAAAAGGCGGCAAACGGCAAAGAATACCCAAAAAGCGTTGATTATTTTATACCAACCGGAAAGTATGCAGGATTGTTTACGAAAGCATACGGCGAGAAACCGCAAACAATACAGATTGTTTTCCCGGACGACGCCCCGGAAAAGGTTTGCAATGAAATGTACGAATACCGGAACGACGACGGGCGACGCATAGCATACGGCGACGGGGAAACGTTCTTTGTATGGAACGGAAAACAATATTGTCAATATAGTACAAAGGATTATCCCGATTTAATGGCAGGCGTTGCGCAAAAACACCCAAACCGGGCTGTTAAGAATGGCGGCGACGGATGGATTGTAACGTTAACCGTAACTTTTATTGTTCCGTTGGTTCGTGGCGTTGGCGGGGTATGGCAATTCACGACAAAGGGTACGGCGTCAACAATACCCAATATCCGTGATACATTCGACGCCATATTGGAAGAAAAGAAGTTCGTCAAAGGAATTATCTTTGATATGAACGTACAATTTGCAGTTTCTCAAAAGCCCGGCGACCGTTCCCGTTATCCGGTTGTTACGATTGTTCCAAACGAAAGTGAGGGAAATTTGTTTGCGGTAAAAGAAGCATTTAAGCCCGTACAGTTGTTGGAATAAAAATAAAGTATTATATTTGTGGCGTAAAACAATCGACCGTTACCGATTGAAAGATATTTGCTAATTAGCTACAAAGCCCCTTTTAGATGTGTAACGGCTCTAATTGGGGCTTTTCTTTTTTAATTATGACTTACAATATTTTGATTGACCAAAGATTCGCCGTTGCAAATGAACTGACTATTGTTCAAACAACAACGCTTGCAGCGTGTATGACATTGCCAACGTGGACTAATACAATTACGGTTGATGGCATTGTTTGGTATCAATATTCGGAAACAAAAATGGTAGATGATTTTCCGTTGCTTTTTTCAATCCCTAAAAGAGTTTACAAAAACATTAAAGAACTTGCAGACAGAGGATTTATTGAGTTGAGTTCTTTTGGGAAAACAAAGTATCTAAGATTTACAGAAAAATGTAAAACATGGAACAGAAGCGAAACGGACTTTAATCAGTCCGAAAACGGACTACAAGACTATAATATTAATATACAGCAGTCCGAAAACGGACTAAACAACAGTCCTAAAGCCTCAAAAGAAAATCCAAACGGATTTTCACAAGACAATTTTTCAAACGAAGAAAAAACAGTTAAAGCAAGTATTGTTTATGGGTTTACCCCGGAATTGTTGGACGTCAGAAAACAAGTAATTGATAAAGTTGATAATTACTTTGCAAAACTTGTATTCCCATTTGATAGCGATGAATTTAAACGGAACTTTTATATTTTGATGTGTCAACCGAAATGGAGAACGTCGCAAAAGAGTTTTTCAGCGATACAAGCAAACTTAAATGGTTTGAGTAAATACCCGGAAGAATTTGCGCTGATTCTGATAAAAGAAAGCATTTCAAAAGGTTGGGCGGCGTTAGAATATGATTCAACCCCCGAAAAATACGAAAAATGGGAAAAAATGAAACGTTCCGTAAAGACAGAGCAGCAAAGCAGCAAAGAAATTGCGGATATGATGAAGTATTTAAACAATGATTTTGATTGATATGGGAGCAATTGAAAAAAAAGAAAATACGGCGTTAGAAATATATAATACCAAGCCCGGAACAAAAGCCATTGAAGTACGCCGTAGAATGGTGCAATTGCCGGAGGTTGCCAAAGCATTAAACCAAGTTGAAAAATATGTTTTCGCAGCGTCAACAAAAACACCAATTGCGGAAATTGACGATGCAAAATTAGTTGAAAATCTTTCGTTACTGTTTAAGCGTATAGCAATAGACGTTGGTTATATAATACCACAGAATGAAAATGATTGGAATTATATACAATCCCGGTTGTTGGATATTCTGAAACGTTATTACTCAGATATGACGTTGGCTGATATTAAGATGGCTTTTGAATTGGCGACGACCGGAGAGTTAGACGAATATTTGCCGAAAGATAAACAAGGGAATCCGGACAAAAACCATTATCAACAGTTCAACGCCGATTACTTTGCAAAGATTCTGAAAGCATACAAGCAAAAGCAGACAGATGTAATTGACAAAGCATACAAAGCTATACCGGAAAAAAACAATGAAATTTCGCCGGAGCAAATCCGGAGATTTGAGATACAAAGACAATGGCGGAACCGTTATATTTTCCTTTGCTACAAATACACCGGGAAATTAATATTGGGGCTAACTGATGATATGTTTTTGTATGAATGGTTGCAAAAATGCGGGTTGGCTGATGATGTACAAGTTAAAGAGGACGACCGAAAAGAAGCGTTTGCCCGGTATATGCAGCGTGTAGCCCGTGGAATGATAAACCAATATACAGCGTTTCAAGTTCGCCGAAAAGGAACCGAAAGCCCGGAAATTGATTTTACGGCGTTTGAGGTTGCCCGGAAAAAGGAGATTATAAAAGCATTTGACCGGATCATTTCCGAGGAAATGCAAGTTGATAACTACATGAAGTTTTAAATATGGAACTATTTATTGTTTGCTTTATAATTGGCGTAATAGGTTATTTTACAAAAGCGGGAGGATATAAAGATGAAAATTGAAAAATGTGGAAACATAACATTAATAAACGGGGATTGCATGGAGTTTATGCAATCCCAAAGTGATAAATCTTTTGATTTGGCAATTGTTGACCCGCCATACGGAATTGATTACGCTGCAAAACCTGCAAGGTCAAAGCATGAAAAAAAGAATTGGGATAATGATATACCAAATGATATTTATTTTGACGAACTTTTCAGAATTTCTAATAAATGTATAATATGGGGTGGAAATTATTATAAATTGCCTCCATGCCAATGTTTTATATTTTGGTACAAACAAAATCCGGTTCCTAACTTTTCAGATGGTGAGTTTGCGTGGACTAATTTTAATTGCCCTGCAAAATGTTTTGATTATAGATATTATGGAAATTTACAAGGTAAAAGTTCAGTCAAAGAAAAAAAGATACACCCCACACAAAAACCAATAATATTATATGAATGGCTATTACAAAATTTTGCAGAACCCGGTCAAAGGATATTGGACACGCACGGCGGAAGTATGAGCCATGCAATAGCCGCACATAAATTGGGCTTTGATTTAACTATAATTGAAAAAGACCCGGTTTATTATGAACAAGCAAAGAAAAGATTAATTGAGTTTCAAAGACAGCAAGTTTTATTTTAATTATGAAAATTATAACATCTATTTCAAATAATATAAAAGGGATATCAAAGAAAGCGGGAGGTTATATATGGAAAAAAATATAAGAATTTCAGCAGTAGTGGGAATTGACCCGGGAAGCAATGGCGGTATTGTAACATGGCGACCAAATCAAAATATCAAGGCAATACAAATGCCAAAGGATTTAACAGATTTGCGTAATTATTTGGAATATCTGAAAACCATTTGTTCGCCAATTGTCTTTTTGGAAAAATTGAGCGTGCGCCCGGATGATGTAACGCCGGGTGCCGATGGCGTAAATATGGGTAAATTGTACCGAATACAAAAGATGATGGCAAACTTTGAGCAATTGAAAGCAATCATTTCAGTTTGCGACATTCCGTTTGTTATGGTACACCCTATGAAATGGCAAAACGAATTGAAGTTGCGAGCAAAGACGACACGAAAAAAAGAAGAAAAGAACGAGCGAAAACGCAGATACAAAGAGGTTGCCGGGAATTTGTACCCGGAATTGAAACCGACATTGTGGAACGCCGACGCCACGTTGATAATGCACTTTGGACGATACATTTTGCGCAACAACCCCGGTTGGGTGCGTCAGAATTTACCAAGCAATATGCACGAACGTTTGTTTTAGCCCCGTAGAGCGATTTTAATTTCAAATGGAAGAAGAAAAAACCCCGCAAATCGAAAATCCGGGAAAAATAACGTTGGAAGAGTTCGCCGAGTTAATCCGACAAATGCGTCATAATCAACGCAGATATTTTGCCCAACGCAGACCGGAAATATTGGAAACGTGTAAACGTTTAGAAAGTGAAGTTGATGCAATTGTTGCTAAAATAACAGATAAACAAATGAGGCTATTTTGATTTATGCCCGGAATGTATAACGTTCCGGGTTTATTGTTTTTTTTTGAAAATAAAAAGAAAAAATTTTGGTAGTTAAAATGTTATGCGTATATTTGCAGTGTCAAACAACGAAAGACCCCACAGTCTAACCAAAATGCAAAAAGACTGTTGAAAGATTAAGTTCGTAAGAGTAGAAAGTAAGCAACGGTATCTACAAAGGGTTAAATGATGGTTCGGTAACCGATTAAATGAAGCTATAAAGCCAAAATCTTTCAGAGTACGACAAACACCGACCGGGCGGGTTCCCGGATAAATTATAAAACTATGAAGTTATTAGAGATTCACAAAAACGGTATTAATGCGCATAATAATGAAGTTTCATTTTATGGCATAGATTTTCAAACAAAAACATTGATGTTTGATGGAATAGAAAACGTTGAATGTGCAATAGAAATTGCAAAAGAGTTAGGATATAAGATTTCTGAAATACAAATGATGTTTTGATATGTTTATAGATGAAGTAGGAGCAACCCGGCACGCAATAAGCGACAAAGAGTTGAACGAATTATACAAGCGTTTGGAAAATTTCATTGCTGATTGCACGTTTGAGGAAGCAAAAGAAAACCGGGACGCATTTGTTAAGGTGCAAACAATGATATACCAAAGAATGAGAGAAACAAAAAAATAATATTAACCGCCGGGGGCAACCCCGGCACAAACCGAGAGCATTATGATAGTAAAGAAATTAGAATTGGTAAATTTCCAAGTAATTAAAGAGTTTAACGCAGATTTTGACGGTAACGTTTATTTTATTACCGGGGATAATGAGTTGGGTAAATCAACGGTATTAAAAGCAATTGGGGCTTTGTTGACCGGGAACCGTGACGCCGTATTGAAGAATGGAGAAAGCAAAGGTTTTGCAAAAATGATTGTCGGCGACGACGGCGAGGAATACGAGGTTGAATTGAAATTCACGAAAGCAAACCCACGTGGCACGTTATCAATTAAATCAAAGACAACCGGAATGAAAAGCGATAACGTTTCTATGTTGCAAAAGATTTTCGGTTATACAGATTTTGACGCCGTGGAATTTTCCCGTTGGTCGGAAACAGCCGAGGGACGCCGCAAACAAATTGAAGTTGTCAAGGCATTGTTGCCGGAAAATGTACGCAAAAGAATTGCTGAAATTGATACAGAGGTTGCCGGGTTGAAAACAGAGCGTACCGGAGTGAACCGGGATTTGAAAACTTACAAATCCATATCAGACGCAGCCGGGCAGGGATTGACAACAGAGGATTTGAAAACGTATGCCAAACCAAAGGACATTACCGAACTGATGCGAGAACAGCAGGAAAACGCCCAATTGATAGAAAAGGCAAAAACCGTACGTTCGGCGTTAGCACAGAGAACGCAGCAGTTGGAGGAAATTCCGGCACGTATGGAAGCCGCCAAAGATTCATACGAAAAGGCGATTGAGGCGGCAAAAAAGGCAATGGCGATGGCAGAACAAACCTACAAAGAAACCGTTGCACAGATTGAGGCAGAAAAATCCGATTTTGAGAAACGCAAAGCAAATGCGGAAAATTGGTTGGCGAAGTATGAGGAAAACAACCCGGAAAAGTTAGATACAGCCGAGCAATTGAGAAAGGCAGAGGAACACAACAAAAAGGCTGCAAAAGTTGCCGATTATCTGACAAAGAAAAAGCAGGCAGACGACAAAAGAGCAGAAGCCGAAAAGATGGATTCAGATATTGCCAAATTATCCGCAGAGCGTGAAAAACTTATTTCGTCGGCAAAATTGCCAATATCCGGACTTTCATTCACTGACGACGGATTGGTATTAAATGACGTACCATTTATTGCCGGAAAAGTTTCAGATTCGCAGATTATGGAAGTTGCCGCAAAACTTATTATTGCCAGCAATCCAACCGTTAAAGTGTTCCGCATAGCGAGGGGCGAAAGTTTGGGCGAAAAGAGATTGCAAGCAATTATTGATATTGCCAAGAAAAACGGGTTCCAAGGATTCATTGAAGAAGTTAAAAGAGGGCAGGACGATTTGATTATTGAGGAATACACAGAAAGCGAGTAATTAACCGGGGCGTCGGTTCCCCGGCGTCTCTTAAACAAAACAATATGGAAGTTAAAGAAATGACAATTGCGGACGTGTTGAAAACACCCGCTTTTTATAATAATCTGAAAGTGGTTATTTCCGATTTGGAAAACACCCGCAGAAAAGCCGGAATGATGGCGGACGCACCATTGAAGCGGCACCCGATAGCCCGTTTGCAGGAACGAGGAGTTTTTGAACCGGGATAAATGACGGTATTGTATGCAAATGCAATGGATAAGAAGTTGCAGGGATATTCAAGCAGCGAAAGAAAGTTTATATTGGAAGTTGGCGGCGAAGCGTTTAATATTACAATGAAACAATTGGTTGACCAAGAAAAGAAAGACAATGAAAGTATTAAAAAATAGTTTGTACAATTGTTACGGTGGTGTTACGGTATTTGTAACAATTTATCAAATACATATTGAATGAAAAATAAAAATAATATCTATATTTGCAATGGGGATAGGTCGGAGTAGCTACCGGCCGAAAGGGCAAGCCAACAGCCCGTCCCCTTTTCTTATTTGTTGGCAGTTCTTAAAAGTTGGTAATTATGGAAAATGAAATTTGGAAAGATGTTCCCGGATATGCAGGGATATATCAAGTTAGTAATTTGGGGCGTGTAAAATCATTGCAAAGAGTCATTACACGGGAAAACGGATGGAAACAAACCATTAATGAAAGATTTTTAAGACAAGCAAATCTAAATGGATATAAGATAGTTGAATTAAGGAAAAAAGATTTTCATAAAACGTATTTAGTTCACGTTTTAATTGCAAAATCATTTATTGAAAATCCACATAAAAAGCAATTTGTTGACCATATTGATACAAATAGAAGTAATAATAATGTTTCAAATCTTCGTTGGGTAACAAGATTAGAAAATAATAATAATCCGATAACATTGTCAAAATTAAAATTATCAGCACGAGATATAAGCAAGCCAGTGTTACAGCTGAAAAATGGAGTTATTGTAAAAGAGTACAATAGTATTAATGAAGCAGCTAAAATAAACGGATTTTCCCCAATTGCAATATGTAAGGTATGCAAAGGAGAAAGAAAAAATCATAAAGGTTATATGTGGAGGTATAAAAATGAAAAGGCGTGAAATTTCAAGTAGTGGTAATATCGGTAATGATGGCAAATTACGAATGTATTTTGGAGAGTTGAACCAATTCTTTGCAATGCACAAAGGTAGCCGCATAATCGCCCGTTTTATTGTAGCGTCGCCCGGTTCGTCAGAGGCTTTGAAAGGTTATTATTTCAATTACGTTGTACCAACATTCAGAACCGGAATATGGGAGGCGGGCGAACGTCTGACAGATGAACAGACAGAACGCCGATTGCGTGAGTTGTCCCCGGTTATGTATGAGCAAATACCGAATATTGAAACCGGGGAATATGAAACCCGGTTGCGTAAAATACCGGAGTTGAGCAATGCGGAATTAATAGAACACATTGAGCATTTAAAGCAGATTGCCGCAGAAAATTATAATTTGTATATTGACGACCCAAGAAGCATTTAATATGAAGCATTATTCAGAATTAAGCCCGTTGGAAAAGAAAGCGAGAGAGGCAAGCGGGCGGCTTAAATGTACGGATTGCCCAATATATAAATTATGCAAGACAAGCGAAATGTTTATTGATGCGTGCGATTTTATTTATTTGTCCGCATTTAAAACCGGGTATAATACCCGTAAAAAAGAAACAAGAAGATTAAAAAAGAAAAAATAATATGTTTTGCAAGTGTAACCAACCCCGTAAATGTTACCCGTTGAAAGATTGGCGGGTTATCCGGTACCAATATACGCCGCACGGATATAGCCGGGTTAAATGTTTGAAATGCGGTTGCGTGTGGATTACACGGGCAAATTATGTTGAACAAACGCCCAATAAAGACGGGCAAAAAAGATTTTTTATTATGAAAAAAGTAACATTGAAAGACAGCAAAGGAAATGAGATAAACGACATTATGAAAGATGTTTTGACGTTCGATTGTGAAACAACCGGGTTGCCCCCAAAGGGCGCAAAATGGGACGTTGATTTTGCGGAATTTCCAAATATTGTGCAATTGGCATGGGCGGTAAACGAAAAGGAACGTTCATTTATCATAAAGCCGGAGGGATGGGAAATACCGGAAGCGTCAACAGAAGTTCACGGAATTACAGCAGAGAGAGCAAACGCCGATGGCGTCCCATTTGCTGATATTATAGGCGAATTTTTGGAGGATTGCGAAAAAGCCCGTTTGTTGGTAGGACACAACATTTACTTTGATACGTCAATTGTAAAAGCAATGATATTGCGAATTATGGGGCGTGAGTATTACGACGAAAAAGCCGAGGACGCATTGTTTAAGGGAAAACGAATTGATACCATGATGAAAACAATTAAATTTGTCGGCGCAATGTTTGCAAATGGACGCCCCGGAAAATTCCCGACGTTGGAAGAACTTTATAATAAATGTTTCCCCGGCGAAACATTCCCGGCGCATGATGCGTTGGAGGACGTGAAAGCCTGCAAACGTTGTATTCCGGTTTTGGTGGAAAATGGTATTATAGAACTGAAACCAAAAGAATATCCGGCGGAACAATTGAAGTTTAACCCGGAACCGGAACCCGCAAAGACCAAAAAGGTAAAAAGGGAAGTTTTAGTTCACGACCCGAAACCGATATTTGCACCGGATGCAGAGCCGGAAAACAAGGTTGCAAAATTGTTAAATGAAACAGACTTTTAAATTATGAACGAAAAAAAAATGTGCATTGATTGCGTGGATTATCCGGTATGTTGTTTGTCCGGTCGTTGTGCTGATGATGAACCGTGCGAGTATTTCCAAGAAGAAACCGACCCGGAGGAACCGGGAAACAATAAAGATTAAAAATTATGAGCGAAAAAAAACAAAATGTTATGCCGATTCCTACAAAGGAAAAGTTTTCATTATCGAAAGTAAAGTTATTGAAAGATGGCGGGTTAGACGTACATTATGAAGTAACGGAAGTTGTCGGAAATGAGAGTTACACGAACAAATACCATGTATTGAGTGCAAAAGACATACACCCGGATTTGCGTCATTTGTTTAATGATTTGCGCCCGATTATGGGACGTGTATTCAACATAACGTCATTTAAAACCATGATAGCAACGCCGGAGTTTAAAGCAACAAAGAAACAAACAGATATTGCAGCCGAATTTGCGGAAGAATGTTTGGACAATATAGAGGTTAGGGGCGTTTCTTTGTCCGGGCAAGATGATAACGTAGGCGTCGTTTTAACCGGATTGTTTACCATATCAAACAATCAGAAAACAGCAATCAATACCCCACGAATGAAATATAACGTTGAAACGTTCGGTTTTGAGGAAGAGTTGGAAAACATTGTTTGCGATATTGAAAACGAGGTTTACGAATTTCTGTTTGAGGGCAAAAAGGCGCAAATGGATTTGTTCGGGGCTGATGGGGAACCCAACCCGTTAGTTTATGTAAATGATGCAGACAACGAAAATGAAAATGATATGTTCCCGGAAATGGCAGACCCGGCGGACGATACAGACAATATGTAATGGAGCCAATATTGTTGACCGAGCGTTGCGAATATGAATATTGCGTTGCACGTGGTTACGAACCGTTATTGGATATTCGTAATTTTCGGTTAGATATACGGTTGCGTGTTGAGTTACAACGGGAAGTGTTCGGGAATTGCGTTTTAGGACGTGGCGACATTCCCGTTGCCAACCAACGGTTTTTCCGGTGGGTTTGGGAGCATAAGCCGCACAGATGCGAAGAATGTTTAAAGCCGTTACGGAATTATTCCGCCGTTTATTGTTCGCATATATTGACCCGTGGAGCGTTTCCCGAAATGGCGCATGATGCAAGAAATATAAATATACTATGTTTTGAACATCATTCATGTTGGGAGAATGGGGATAAAACGAAAATGCGTATATATTCCGGCAATATGATAATGATTGAATTAATGAAAAATGAGTATGCAAATTTGGAAAGATATTGAGGGTTACAAAGGACATTATCAAATTTCTAATTATGGCAATGTTCGTTCCTTAAAAAAGGATGCGTTTCTAATGAAAGGCGGATATTTGAAAGGATATAAAATAATTAATTTATGGAAAAATGGAACCGGGAAAATGTTCCGTGTTCATAGATTAGTTGCGGCGGCTTTCATTCCGAACCCGGAAAACAAACCATGTATCGACCATATCGACGGCAACCGAGCCAATAACCATGCAGATAATTTGCGTTGGGTTACGGTTAAAGAAAATCAGAATAACCCAATAACAAAATCTAAATGGATTGGAAAAAAAGCGAACCCGCACCACGAAAAAGCGGTTGAGCAAATAAAAAACGGTATTGTTGTAAATGTGTTTGTTAGCATACAGGAAGCCGCCCGAAAAGGCAATTTTTCGGCAACGGCAATTTGTAAGGTATGTAAAGGGAAAGGAAATTTGCATAAGGGTTATAAATGGAGATATAAAAAATGAGAACCAAAAAGAGGCAACCCGATTACGGGGCAATTTCCCGGTCGTCAATCAAAAAAGACTTTCAGAGGGTACAAAGATACCCCGCCGAGGAAAAACGCCCGCAAATCGAAGAATTTCCAAAAATAAACGCCGAACGTCGTATTATCCATATATCGGAAACGAGCGCATACGCCAAGTTTGCCCGGTGCATTGTCGGCAAATTGGTACGACTGAAAGAAAAAGCGAACGTTGGCGGCAATTCGTGGTATTGCGAGTTTGTGCATGACGACGACCGGAAAGCCTTAAACATGGCGGCGGGTTGGTCTGATAATAAGAAATTGTATTTGTTGGATGGTGTTAAATTCAAATAGTTATGAGTGTAAACAAAGTTACTTTATTAGGGCATACCGGAAAAGCCCCGGATTTTAAGGAGTTCGACAACGGCGGTTGTGTTGCGACCTTTTCGTTGGCAACCACGAAACGAGCGTTTACGACAAAGGACGGGCGGCAAATCCCGGAGCGTACCGAGTGGCACAACATTGTATTGCAAAACGGGTTGGCAAAGGTCGCCAATCAGTACGTCAAAAAGGGCGATAAACTTTATATTGAGGGGGAATTAAGAACCCGGAGTTATGACGATGCGCAAGGCGTGAAACGATATGTTACCGAGATTGTCGCAACCGATATGGAAATGTTGACGCCAAAAGGAACCGGAGCCGGAACGCAAGCCCCGCCGCCGCCCGTGCCGGATGCACCCGCCCCCAACGGAACCGACGATTTACCGTTTTAATCTATGAGTATGGGAGCGATAAACGGACGGGTTATTTACAGCCCAAAGGGAAAAGCCGGGGAATATGCCGAGAACGCCGCCAACTTTTATGTTGGTTGTTCCAACAGATGCACGTATTGTTATTTGCGCAAAGGGAGGGGCGCAAAAGTGTTGGGAGGCAATACCCCGGAATTGAAAAAGACGTTACGAGAATATCCATACGCATTGGATATATTTACGAATGAGTTGTTGAAGCATAAGGACGAATTGCAAAAAACGGGGTTATTCTTTTCGTTTACGACCGACCCGTTATTGCCGGAAACGCAACGGTTGACCCGTCAAGCAATCGGCGTTTGTCAACGCCACGGCGTCCCGGTTAAAGTGTTGAGCAAATGCGCCGAGGGTATCAATATTTTAATCGACTTTGCCGAGGCGTCCGAGGGTTGGGATAAATCCCGCATTGCCATTGGTTCCACGTTGACCGGGTGCGACGAATTGGAACCAAAAGCAAGCCCAAACCGGATGCGTATAAACGCATTGGCACGGGCAAAACGCCACGGGTTCCGTACCTTTGCAAGCGTTGAACCAATCCCCGTGGGAATGTTTGACCGGGCGTTTTCTGTAATTGCTTTGTCGTACCCCTTTGTTGACTTGTTTAAGATTGGATTGCAAAGCGGTTGCAGATATACCAAGCGGGAAACATTGACGTTTTACAACGACGTGTTCGACTATTGGGAGGCGCACCCGGACAAAACGCCCCGGATATATTGGAAAGATAGTTTTATAAGAGTGTCCGGGATTGAGCGGGAAACATTGCCCGGTTATTGTGTCCCGGCTAATTATAATTTATTCGACAATGGCAGAACATGAAGTTACAGAAACAACGACCCGTAAAATATACGTTTACCCATGCGTTAAATGCGGTTGCGATGATATAGAAATATATAATTGCGGTTATAGTTCATTTAATTGTGCCGGGGGTAAATGTAAAAAATGCGGGCATAAAATCGAAACGGGCGCAAGTTGGAACGCCAAAAATAGCGAGTTAATCAAAGCATGGAACCGGGGTAATAATCCCGACGTTTTGATTGAACAATTGGAAAAGGATAAACAAGCAATCGCCGAGGAAATAAAGCGTTTGCGAAAAATTAAAAGGAGGTTGCAAAATGCAGTATAACAACAAAGATTATAAACCGAAATTGCACGACCGTTGGCGTGCATTAACCGTTAAAAATCCGTATGCAACGCAGTTGGTAACGGCGGCGTATGAGGACAACGGGATTGTTTACGGCGAAAAATGTATTGAGGTACGAAGCAAAAACACGCCGTACCGGGGCGATTTAATGGTTTGTTCGTCCGCTAATCCCGTAATTCCGGGATATGAAAACGGGGTAACGTTGGGATTGGTTGAGTTGTACGACGTTAAGCCCGTCGCCGATTTTACCCCGGAAGATTGGGAGAATACCCGCATACCGCCCGAAAAACGTAAATCCATTACAAAGGGGTTCGGTTGGCTGATGCGGAACCCCCGCCGGGTAGTTGAGTTTCCAATTAAGGGGCAATTGGGTATCTATAATCTCGTATATACCAAAGGCGTAATAACCGAATACCCACGGGCGTTGGTAGTTGATAAACAGAGTTACGAATTATTAAACAGAAAAGGAAATGAGTAAAAAACAAGTTGGAATTATCCGCAACAATGGCGACGTACATACGGCGCAAATTGGGTTTCATATCGGACGGGTTGGCGTATCTGTTTACGTCCGGGAATATTGGAAATATAAGAGTTGGTTTATTATTCCCGGCGTGTCTGTGGATGCGGTCAACGGTTACGACCGTTACGTTGACATTGAGGCGAAAATATTGTTTGTCGGCATTGGCATACGGTTTATATGGATTAAAAGAAAGGTAAAACGATGAAAGCAAAGATTTTATTGTTATCTTTGGCAACGCTTTTGTTGGGGGCGTGCCAAAGCGAGAACGAACCAACGGAAACATTTTATTTACTTCAAAAATCCGAGAGCATGGAAGAAAGAAACGAGTTTGTAACGAATACCACGGCGGCAATGATACAGATAAACGCCCCCCGGTATAATTGCGAGATTGTCGAAACCGCATTAGCGGGCGGCGATAGGGTACGAATTTGCGTAAAAGGCGCAAAGGAAGATTTGGACGCATTGTTTGACTATGTAAACGAAGCGGGCAAAGAATGAGAGTAAAGCAACCCGAACCGTTCGACCGGGAAAGAGAGTATAAGCCCGGCGAACGGGCAATTGTCAACGGTGCGGTTTTAATTGCTACATTATGGACGCCCGCCGCACAACGGTTGGCGGATAGCCCCGGAACATTATTTTGTCAACGCTGCGTTCGTTGTAAGATTGGAAAAGATATTTGCACCGGGGCAAATCTGAAATGTGATAAATACAGCCGCACCGACCGAAAAACGATTTTTTGGCGGTTGGCATATCCAAAGAGTAACGCAGTAAGAACAATTAAAAAAAATAGCAATGAATAAGCAAGTATTAAGCCCCTTTGATTGCGATATGTGCGCAATGATTGAGGACATAACAAAACAAGAAATTGAGGTTACGGCGTCCGATACCTCAATACGTTTGAGTTGGGCGCAAAATGGAAGCGAGGGAAACGATAAAGCCGAGGGACAAAGGATTGAGGCGTTAAAACAGGCAATCCGGGGACGATTGGGCGACCGTCTTATTGAGTTCTTTTATGCCGATGGTAGGCAGTCGGTTTTTATGAAGTACGACCCGGAGGAATACCCGGAGGAAATGCACACCCGTTTAGTTGACCCGGACGCCACGGCGGGAACCCGGTATTGTCGCACCTTGTTAGAGGTTGACGCAATCCAATTTCGCCGGGACAACGTGAACGACGTTTTGAAATTTACCGGAGGCGGAACGGTTACGACGCCCCGCACCCCGGACGGCAAAGCAATGTTTTCTTTTCCCGATGGCAACGGCATATTCGTTGACGTGCCGGAAAGTTGGTACATTATCCGGGAATTGAACGGACGATTTACCGCCCGCCCGGAACGGGATTTTAAACGAGAATTTGAACCTAAAAACAATCCCGTCGAAAATACCCAAAAGGAACCCACAAACAAAGGTTGCGGCGATTGTTCCAATTTCATGTATGAGGACGTAAACGGGAACGGTTATTGTGAGGCGTTCAAATCTGAACAAAGGTGCGGGAATTTACGTTGCCAAGAATATAAACCCAAAAAATAATAGAGCGATGAAAGAAAAAAGTTTTGCACAAGAATTGGCGGCATTGATTAACCGCCACGGTATCGACGCCAAAATGAATACGAACGATTGGATTTTAGCAGATGTTGCCATTGATGCGTTAAACGCATACGGGAAAGCCAACCAATTACGGGAAAAAATGGCAAACGCCCCGGAACCGGGGAAAGACGATTGGATTGCCCGGCGTGTACATTGCGCCGAACCTTACAAGGGAAAGCCCAACCCGGAGGGAAAGAATACAGAAAACCGGAGGCGTTCGACGTACCAAAAGAAGTGGAAGCAATGGCGGCGTTCTTTGCTGATATGTTCCCCGGTTCCGAAATACAAATCCAACGGGTCGATTTGAAAAAGAATCCACGGGATAAACGCCGGGCAAAGAACCAACAAAAGAACCGAAAAGGAGGGCGCAACAATGAAAGATAATTGCAAAAACCCATGTATGATGTTTGCTAATCCCAATATTTGCTTTATTTGGGATGAAAGATTAAGAGAATGGCGACACACAACCGCCGACCGGATAATATCCGGGTTAATGGGTAACTATCAAAGCGTAAAAGCATGAAAGCAAAAAATAATTGCCCGGATATAATTCCGAATATGCCGACCGAATGCGCCCCGGATAATCGACGCCCCGAAAAGATATGCGGAACGTGTCGATATTTTAACCCGGAATTTCCGGTAAATGGAAAGCCCGCCCCGGTATGTTTGGCAATAAAGGAAATGAAAGGGGGAACGGAATACAGCAACCCCCGTGGAACGCAACATTATTTTCGTTGCTCAAATGGGAGATACGAAAACGGTATAGGACAATAGGCATAAAAGCCCCGGAAACAAAGCCGGGGTTTTGCCGTTTATATACATGAGAGTACAAACGTTTGGCAATGCGCCGGAAAAGCCGTAAATTTGCCCCGTGGTTGAAAGATAACCATTAAGACGATAAAAGTATTGAGTTAATAACAAAAGCCTCTTAAAATGGAAATTCCCCGCAAATAACTTGTAAAGGGTAAACACGTTTTAAGGAGGGAACGGGAAAAAGAAACACAGAGAGCCGAAAGAACCAAAGAGGAACCAAAGGACGGAAAGGATAAAAGAACCGAGGAACCGAAAGGAGGTTAAAGACAAAAGGCGCAAAAGGTTGATTTTATACCCCGTTTGACATTATAAAGAGGTTTGACGATGAAAAAGAGAAAGAAGCCATTAGGCTACAATAAGCGTTCCGAGGAACAACGAATTTATGACATTCGGTTTTGTGCCGATTTGTTTTTGCGTGGGTATTCATACCGGGAAATTGCGGACGCATTGAACCGGGATTTGTCCGCCCGTGGAATGGGTTATACAATAACCTTTCAAATGGTTTATTACGATTTGCAACAATGCCTTATTGAGTGGAAACGGGAACGGTTGGATAATATCGACGAATACGTTACGCAGGAATTGCGCAAATTGGATAAAATGGAGCAACAAGCATGGGAGGCGTGGGAGGCGTCGAAAACCGGAAAGATGCGTACCAAAGAGAAAACCAACAAAGGGCGACCAATCAAAACCGATGCCGAGGACGGCGACCCGGAATATTACGGGTACAATGAAACCGCAACTGAAACGTCCGCCGGGAACCCCCGGTTTTTGGATTTGCTTTTGAACATTCAGCAACGCCGGGCAAAGATGTTAGGATTTGACGCACCCGTTAAAATTGAGATACCCGGATATAACGCCACGACCGACGACGATAAACCAAAGTACGACGTTAAGGCAATCCCGGACGATATGTTGTTTGCGTTGGCTGATAAACTGCAATCCGCCGAATATCAAAAGGCATTGTTGGAGAAAGGAGGGGCGCAATAATGGCAAAGAGAGCAACCGCACCCCGTCCCGGAACCAAGCAACCGGAATGGCAAACCGAAATTTGCGATACGTGCCGTTTTTCCGAATGGATAACGGACGACCAAAGACACCGGGATTTGAACGGGAACCCGATTTGTTTACGTTGCCCGCATTATCAATATTACATTGTCCGAGGTCGCCGGGCGTGTTCTAAATGGGAGAAAGGAGCAAAGCAATGAACAACGAACAATTATTGCAGATGTACGACGCAATCCGGCAACAACCGGATTTGCTTGTTAAAGCCGCCGCCCGTAAACGCCTTATCAACTTTGCCCGGTATATGCAACCGGATTTAGTGTTAGAGCCTTTCCACGTGGTTTATTATACGCTTTTGGATATGTTCGCACATGGGAAAATCCGAAAGATGATTGTACAACAACCGCCCCAACATGGCAAATCGGAGGGGTCGAGCCGAAAGTTACCCGCATTCATGGAGGGATTGAACCCGGATTTAAAAATTGTGATAGGTTCATACGCCGCCACGATTGCACGGGATTTCAACCGGGATGTTCAACGTATCATTGACACGCCCCGGTATCGTGAATTGTTCCCCGGCACGTATCTAAATGGTTCCAACGTCGTAACGATGGCAAACACGTATTTACGCAATAGTGATGTTATCGAAATGGTAGGGCGTAAGGGGTCGTTGCGTGTTGTGGGGCGTGGCGGTTCGTTGACCTCTAAAACCGTGGACGTGTCGATATTGGACGACGTTTATAAGGATTACGCCGAGGGTAACAGCCCGATAGTACGGGCGGCGGCGTGGAAATGGTACACAACCGTTGTTCGTACCCGCTTACATAACGATTCGCAGGAATTAATAGTATTTACCCGTTGGCACGACGATGATTTGATAGGACGCATTGAAAAGAGCGGGGAAATAATCATTGATGTAACCCGTTGGGCGGATTTGGAAAACATACCGCCGGGGGCATGGGTACGCATAAACTTTGAAGCGTTGAAAACCGGGGAACCGACCGAAATAGACCCCCGCCCGGTTGGGGCTGCATTATGGGAGGGACGGCACAACCGTATGAAGTTGGAAGCGCAAAAGGCATTAGACCCGGTACAATTTCAATGCCTCTATCAAGGCAACCCCGGTTCCGCCGAGGGTCGATTATACCAACCGTTCAAAACGTGGGTTGAAAAATCCGATTACGGCACGTACATACGTTCCGGCGCATACATTGACGTTGCCGATGAGGGCGACGACCTTTTGTTTGGTGCAACGTATGACGTCTATAAATCCGACAACATGGTTTTCAACGAAAAGACAAAGCGGATGGAGCCGTTATTATTCGCCCTAATTACCGATATGGAAATGACGGACGAAAACACGGACGTAACAACCGTAACCGTCCCGGCAATGATAAACCGGAACGGCACGCAAAAAGCATGGGTTGAAAGTAACAACGGCGGGGCGGGCTTTGAAAAGGTTATCAAAAAGAAAGTCCGGGCGATTACCGACCCGTTTTATCAAGGGGGTAACAAGGAAAGCCGCATAATCACTAATTCCGCAATGGTAAACCAACATATAATTATGCCGTTCGGATGGGAAACCCGGTATAAAGCCGTTTACGACCATGTTACAACCTTTTTGCGCAATTTCGATGCGAACACGCACGACGACCCGGAGGACGGATTAACCGGGATTTACGAAAAAGAGATTGCCGACGGTAATATACAGCCATACGCACACGCCAACCGAGGCGTTAAACGTCGTAACTAACAATTTAATTGATATATGCAAGTTTATAACGGAAAAAGTTTATAACTTTGCAACGTAGAAGTAATACAGAGGGCAAAGGGACAGCCCAACGAGGTAACAAATGTAATTTTTAACGTTAAAATTTTAAGAGTATGATTACTTGTAAGTGTCCGGCGGCGGCTTCATTGCCCGATATTCCCGCCGTAAAATGCGCCGAAAGTTTCGGGCAAATCCAAAAGGTAGCGTTTCAGCGTCTAACCAAAGACGATGGAAGCAAAAACAGTTTTACGAGCGAAAAGGCAATTACTTTGCTTGCTTCATGGACGCCGTTATTGTCGGCGGCTGATAGTACAAAGATTGTTGTTTCCCCGTATATCCAAGCCCCGACCAACGAAGCCGGAGCCGCCCGAACCTTTGGCGGCGGTAACGAAACATTGGGAGGCGTTGAGGAAATTATAGGGCGTGAACCTAACCCGTTCACGGGCGTAATGCGTAAAATCCCCCAATCAGTAATTAAGGCAATGAAAGAATTGCAATGCGAAAGTTGGGCGGACAATTTGGGCGTCTATCTGTTTGACGAAAACGGAAGTATTGAAGCAATTCAAGACGAAACGACCCCGACAACGTATTATCCTATTCCAATTCGTTCTTTGTTCATTGGCGACAAAACGCACGGCGGATTGGAAGCCCCGGACAGCAACGCAATACAATGGGCGTTTTTGCCGAACTATTCGGACGACCTCACAATTGTAACCCCGGATTTCAACCCGCTAACCGATTTGAAACCCGCAAACGGTTGACGATATGGCGGCAAAGGTTACAAAGGTTAAATTAGTTTGTCCGCCGCATGGTTTAACCGATGAATTTGAGATTAAGCACGCCGAAAGGTTGTTGCGGATGCCAAACAACGGCGGTTGGCAGTTACCCAAAGACAGCGATTTTAAATTTACCAACGACAATGGGATTGAGTATAAACGAAATAAAAAAACGGATAACGGAGCCGAAAAAGCGTAAGACGATAAACAAAGCCATTTATCATCAACAACGCATTAATTTTCACGCCCGCACTCGTATTACGTCGTTTGACATTTGCCAACCGGTTACGGACTTTATGGCATTTGTTTCTAACCTATTGCCGCATGACAAATTTAAGATGTTCAAAACATTGTTCCGTTACCCCGTTAAGACAAACGAGGTAACGGGCGTTTGTTTTGATAAGTTGAGCCGGATTTTTGACGGTCGTAACCCGGCGTTCAATTATCAGTTCCAAAACCCGGAACAAAGGGACGATTGGGAGTGTTACCGCCAAGACGTACTACATGAGCCGGAAATTTGGAGTACAAAAGGATGGGAGTTTTTCCAAACCGAAATAAATAGCGTTCTAATTGTCGATATGCCGAGCGAACAAAACCCCGCCGACAAATACCCGCAACCGTATTTCTATTGGTTGCCTATTGCATCCGTGATTGATTACAGAGCCAACCCGACGACGGGGGTAATGGATTATATCATATTTAGGCAAGACGGCGAACGTATCGCAGTAATTGACGACGAACGTTATAGAGTATTCAGAGAGGACAAAAACCACAATATCGGCGAATTGCTGATTGATAACCCGCACGACGTCGGTTATTGTCCCGCCCGTTTCTTTTGGAACGAACCGTTGAGTTTATCGGAACCCGACGTTAAGCAATCCCCGCTAACCAAGCAATTGGAGGCGTTGGATTGGTTTTTGTTTTACCATATCAGTAAACGACATTTAGATTTGTACGGTGCATATCCGATTTATTCCGGGTATGAACAAAGTTGCGATTTCAGTAACGGCGAAAATGGCGATTATTGCGACGGTGGGTTTTTGAAAGACAAACAAGGGTTTTACAGATTGGACGCCGCCGGGCTTTTGATGCGTTGCCCCAAATGCGGGGATAGTCGTATTAACGGCGTCGGTTCGTTCGTTGAAATACCAATACCGGACGGGGATAAACAACCCGATTTGCGTAACCCGGTGCAAATGCTAACCGTTGACCGTGGGAGTTTGGATTATAACGTTGAGGAAGAAAACCGCCTAAAGAATGACATTATTACGTCGGTTGTTGGAACCAACGAGGAAATAACCACACGGGACGCATTGAACGAGCAACAAATACAGGCGAATTTTGAGAGCCAAAGCACGGTATTAAACCGGGTAAAAAAGGGATTTGAGGCGGCGCAACAATTCGTCGATGAAACCGTTTGCCGTTTGAGGTATGGCGGTTTGTTCGTTTCTGCAAAAGTCAATTACGGCACGGAGTTTTATTTATCCAACGCAACGGAGTTACGGGAACGTTACAAGGTAGCAAAGGAAAGCGGCGCAAGCGAGGCGGAATTAGACGCACTACAAAACCAAATTATCGAAACGGAATACCGGAACAATCCAACCCAATTGCAACGTATGTTGACGTTGGCGGAATTGGAACCGTACCGACATTTGACCCGTAACGAGGTATTGGATTTGTACGACAAACAGATTATCAGCGAAAACGATATGCGTATAAAGTTGAATTTTGCTAACTTTGTACGCAGATTTGAACGTGAATATTTGAACGTGTTAGAGTTTGGGTATAATATGCCGTTCAACTCTAAGATAAATTTTATAACAAGTAAATTTAACGATTATGCGAGTGAAAGTAAGCGAGGGCAAAACTAAAGACGTTGCGATTATCGACGTTACGCCCGAAAACTACATTGTCCCGGACAATGAGAAACATTTGTATCATTGCGTTATCGAAATTAAGAAATTCGACAGCGAAACGGGCAAACGGTTATCAATTCCCCGTATTCAGAAGTTCGGCAAAAAGGGTTATGAAAATAGCATTGCCGACAATCTGAAAAAGCAGGGTTACACGATTACCGTATTGCACGACCCCAACGAGTACATGAAAGCGAAAGCCGAGGCGGACGAAAAGGCAAAGGCAGAAAAAGCCAAAGCCGCCGAGGAAAAAGCCAAAGCCGATGCCAAAGCGAAAGCCGAGGCGGACGCCAAAGCCCGTGCCGAGGAAAAGGCAGCGTTGAAAGCCGAGATTTTGGCAGAATTGAAAGCGGCGGGAGTTATCCCGGCGGAACCCGCCAAAGAAACCAAAGCCGATGCAAAGGCAAAGGCAGAAGCCGAGGACAAACCCGGAGCGAAAAAGTAACAGAGTATTAAACCATTAAAAATACGATTATGGCACAGATTGCACAGCAGGACAATTTGGTTATTGAAGTAACAACAACCGCCGCCGCATTGGATGGCGCCACAAAGAAAAAGTTGATTGAATGTATTGAGGGCGGAACAATTACCGACGTCATTTTGGTAACAAAAGAGGTTGAAAAGAAAATCAGCCATGCACGTGTTGTTAGTTGGTTGGTTGACACAACCGGGGATTCGCCAAAATACACAATTCATATTATTAACGCAAACAGCGGAGTAGTAGCAGCAATCGCACTTAATTAATTCAAAGGGAAAGAATTATGTTAACGAGAGAAATTTTAGTTGCAAATGCGGCATTAGCCGGATTAACCGACGAACAAATTGCGGCAATTACAACATTGTCCACCAACGACGAAAATAGCGTTATCGCCAAAAAGACGGGCGAAATTTACGGCGGATTGGATGCCGATATTTTGGCGGTGTCCGGTATCGCAAAGAACGGAACCGAAAAGACGTTTGATTACGCCAAACGAGTATTAACCGAGTTCAAAACCAAAGTTGAGGGCGCAAACGGTCTGCAATCACAGATTGACAGCCTAACCAAAGAAAAGGCACGTTTGGAAAAAGCCATTGCCGACGGTGCGACGGATGCGGAAACCGCAAAGGCATTGAAGCAAGCAAAGGCAGATTTGCAAAGCGTTACGACCCAATACAACGACCTCAAAAGCAAATACGATGAAGCCGAACAAACCCATACAAAGGAAGTGTTCGGCATTCGTGTTGAAACGGCATTGCAGACAGCAACCGCCGGGTTGAAGTTTAAGGCAGGATTGCCGGAAAGCGCAACAAAGGTTTTGTTAGGTCAAGCAATCGACAAAATTAAGGGTATGAACCCGGAATTTATCGACGACGGCAAAGGCGGCAAAATGTTAGCGTTTAAGGATGAAAACGGCGCAATCATGCGCAACCCGAACAATCAGTTGAACCCGTACACCCCCGGCGACCTTTTGACCCGTGAATTGGAAACAATGGGTATTTTGGATAAGGGACGACAAGGAGCGGGCGGCGGAACGGTTCCCCCAACGGGCGGCGGTGCGGGCGGTAATGTTGCCGTTGACATATCCGGCGCAAAAACGAGGGTTGAGGCATACGACGTAATTGCAAACACTTTGCAACAACAAGGTTTGCAGATTGGAACGGCTGAATTTGACGCCGGAATGAAACAGGCATGGCAGGACAACAATATTGCCGCATTGCCGGAAAAGTAAAAGACAACACGGGTAAAGGGTAAACCCGCATTTATAAACAATTTAATTTTTTAAACAATGAGTTTAATTGCAACAAGAGTACAGAATTGGCGGATAGAGAACCCGGAGTTAGACCGTAATATGTTCCGCCCGTGTGAGTACGGCGCATTGGATTTCTTCATTGAGCAAACCAACGCCCCCAACTCAATCATTAGTCCCAATTTGAGGGATAGAGCATTAGTAAGTATCGGTAACACGGTACAAGTTCCGGTTATCAATTATGACGAAAACGTACAAGTTAGCAACGTGCGTTCGTGCGTTATTGCCGATAATGAAAATACGTCCGCATTGGTAACGCTTGTTTGGGCTACTTATGCAATCGGGTTTACAATGGTTCCGGCGGCATACTCAAACAATGAGATTTCGTACCAACACGATTTTATGCGCAAAATGGAGAAAACAACCCGTGCGTTGGCGGACGCTTTGGATAAAGGAGCCGTTGCCGCATTGGAAGCGAACAAAACGCAGGTTTTCAAAACTTTGCTTAATTACACGCAGACCGGGAACGTTATCCAAGTGCCAACCCAAATGGCAACCGAGATTTTGGGCGACATTAACCCGATCATGCGAGCGAATTGTTACCCGGAATATATCCACCTTATCGCAAATGCGGGGGTTGATAGCCTAATTCGTAAGTTGGCGCAACATGGCGTTTACAACGACGTTAATAAGCGCATGGAATACGATAACAAAGTATTGCATTATACCAATAACGTAACCGACGAAGCGAGCAAAATGGGAACAATGTTTGCCGTTGCTGATGGAAACGTTGGTATTTTAACCCGTGTTGACCGTGAAGCGTACCGCCGTACCCGTGCGAATTTCCACGAATGGGACATTGTACGATTGCCGTACATTGATTTGCCCGTTGGTTCGCATTATTATACCGCCGTGGGCGACCAATCGGCGATTATGGGCGACGCAACCGCCGATTTGACGTGTGCCGTTAAGGAGTATTTCGGATTTAGCGTTGATGTTGCCTACATGGTAGCATATAACAGCAAACCGGACACCGTGGCAAATCCGATTATCAAAGCCGAGATTGCAGCACGCAACCCGAACGAACCGTTAGGAATGCCCGTATATGTAACCAACGCCGGGGAATTTCCCGCCGGGGGTGCAGGCGCATAAGCCGGGAAACGGAACGATTATTTAACCGAGGGGACGGGGTGGTTATCCCCGCCCCCTTTTTTTTAATTAATGATATGGAAAGTTGGAAAGTAATATACGATTTCCCAAATTATGAAATAAGTAATTACGGAAACGTGCGTAATAATACAAAGATAGTTAAAGCCGTTCCCAATAAGCACGGGTATAATGTTGTAGTATTGTGCAATGGTATTCGTAAATCTGTTAATATTCATAGATTAGTTGCGGCGGCTTTCATTCCGAACCCGGACAACAAACCATGTGTTGACCATATCGACGGTGACAAATCGAATAATAGGGCGGACAATTTGCGTTGGGTTACAACCAAAGAAAATTGTAATAATCCAATAACAAAATCACGCCTAAATAAAAAGATTGGCGAATATATGGTTGGGAGATTAGGCGGATTGCACCAACGAGCAAAACAAATTGCGATGTATTCCATTTGCGGCGATTTGATAAAAACATTCTTATCAGTAAAAGACGCACAACGGGAAACGGGTTTAAATGATAGTAATATTGTTAAATGCTGTAAGGGTATAAAAAAGACTTGCGGCGGTTATATTTGGGCTTATGTATAGGATTAAGGAAATACAAGATAAGTTATTGCACGTCGTCGGTTGGGAACAATCATATAATCCCGCCGAGGCAATCGCCGAGCAATTAACAGAAACCGAAAGCGGGTTATATTTTCAAGGGGCGCACCCGCTTGTAACGTTGGATAATATGGCGGCAATCGTCCCGGATAATTGGGGTTTTCAATACCCGGTTTGGAACGATACAAAGGAATGGAAAGCCGGAACCGTGGTACAATACGCCAACGATGCGGCGGGCAAACCTTTGTATTGGGTCGCTTTGGTTGATAACGTCGCCGAGGTTCCCGCCGAGGGTTCGACCTTTTGGGAGAAATACAACATATTATCCGACTATTTGGAACGTTTGACCCGCAACGGAATTTCCACGGCGGTACAAACGTTTACCCAAGTAAAAGGATTGGATAAGGAAACAAAGAACCTATTGGAGCGTCGCACGTTCTTTGATGGTGCGGGACGTATAAGAGCAACCCAACCGAATAATCATAAGTTGGTAGGGTTTGAGATTATCCCGGTGCGGGCGATGGGAGTAACCGCACAAATACACCGTGTTGGCTTGCAAATGACGGGCGGAACCGGGATTGTGAAATTGTATCTATTCCATAGTTCGCAGATTGACCCGATAAAAACGTTTGATTTGAATTTTACGCTAACAAATGGCGGCTTTCAATGGTTTACGTTGGAAGATTGTTTTTTGCCATATATAAGCGACGCAAACAACGCCGGGGGTGCGTGGTTCCTTTGTTACAATCAAGACGATTTGCCCGCCGGGATGCAAGCAATTAACGTGTCGAAAGATTGGAGCGGCGAACCGTGCGGAACGTGTACCGGGTACGGCAATATTGAGGCATGGCGGCAATTGACAAAGTATTTGCAGATTTCGCCGTTTATGTACAACGCCCCGGAAACATTCGCCGAATACCCGGAGTTATGGGATATAGCGTACACGATGTACACTAATACACTGAATTACGGGTTGAATTGTGAAATAACGGTAGGTTGCGACCTAACCGATTTTATCATTGAACAACGGTCGATATTCCAAACGGTAATACAACGCCAAGTTGCGGCAATTGCTTTACGCACGTTGGCAATGAACCCCAACGTAAGGGTAAACCGGAACCAATCCAACGCCTCTAAAATGGACATTTTGTACGAGTTGGACGGGAACGTTGAGGGACGCCCCGGCGGTTTGGGTTATGACCTTAAAAAAGCGTTTGAGGCTTTGCGGTTAGATACGCAAGGTATTGACCGTATTTGTTTAAGTTGCAACAACCGGGGCGTTAAATACCGGACAACGTAATTGCATTATGGCGGGGTTACAATCAATAATTGATTTACGCAACCGGGTTAATACATTTAACGACGGGTTGACGTCCGGGTTGATTATACGGGACATAATCGACGACGGAATGACAACGGCGTTTATCATTGATGCCAACGCCGAGGAACAATTATTTGAACAAGGTATTAACCGATTGGGCGTTGACATTATGGATTATCGACCTTATACCCCGCTAACAATAGCCATTAAGGAGGAAAAGGGACAACCGACAAACCGGGTAACGTTACGGGATGAGGGCGATTTTGAGAGTAGTTTTTACTTGGAAGTCGGCGACAAACAATTTGAAATTAAGGCGTCGGATTTCAAAACAGAAGATTTGATAAAAAAGTATGGGCGGCAAATATTGGGATTGACGAACGAAAACATTGCTAAATTGATTTGGCAATACGTTTACCCGGATTTGCTAACCAAAGCAAAAAAAACAATATACGGAAATGGATAAAGTGCCTATCATAAAGAACCCGGAGTTATTCGACCGGGTTATTGCAAATATTCAAAAGGGATTGGCGGACGGGTTGCCGTGGCTTAATTATTCCTTTGGACGTTCGGAACGGTTGGTTAAGTCCATACAAGGAAAACGATATTACACGCCCAATATTTACGTCGGCGGCAATGAATATATGTTGATTGCCCCGGATAGTAATATAGGGAATTTTTCGTTTTTCGTGTTGGACGACCCGCAACAAATTGATTGGTTCCCCGGCGAACAAAACAAATATACAACGCCGTTTTCGGTTATCTTTTGGTTTGATATGCGCACGATAACAAACGACCCCAACAACCGGAATACGGAGGCGGTCAAACAACAAATCATGCGGGTATTGAATGGCGGTATTTGGTTGCGTTCCGGTTCCATGACAATAAACAGAGTGTACGCAAAGGCGGAAAACATATTTGCCGGGTTCACTTTGGACGAAATAGATAACCAATTTTTAATGCACCCGTTCGCCGGGTTCCGGTTTGCCGGGGAATTGGGAATTGATGAAACGTGTTTAACTGATTAAAAACAAAGTGTATGCAAGCATTTTTATTTTATACGGTCGTGGTTGCTTTGGTTGCTGCATTCGGTTTGACCTTGTTACGCAAATGGCAGGTTATCGAATGGGTACAAGTCCACGGCAACGAGTTTTTCGCAAAGATGTTTAATTGCGATTTCTGTTTGTCCTTTTGGGCGGGGGTTGCTTTGGCAATCCTTTTGGCGTTTATAACCGGGAACCCGACGTTGTTGTTGGTTCCCTTTTGTTCCACAATGATAACCCGTTTTTTGCTATGAAAACCGTTAAGATAGGAGAACGCACCGTTGAGATATACGACGCTATCGACGAATTGCCGATGTTGCGATTTCATAAGTACAACAAAATGTTGTTAGTTGATGCCGGGATTGGTTCCGATTTGCAGGATTTCGACACGCATATTGAAAAGGCGATAAGATACGCCCGGAGTAAAACCCCCGAATTGGCGGCAATCGAATTGGATAATATGCGGCAAAACGTGTATTTCATTCAAACCGGAATAAGCCCAAAGCATTTGGCGTTTGCCGTCTTGGTTAAATCAATCGACGGGGAACCGTACAACGATTTATCCGACGATGGATTGCAAAAGGTCGTCGATATGTTCGGCGATGTTCCCGTTAAAGAGTTGACCGCCCAAATGGAAGCGGTCAAAAAAAAAATAGATGAAGAATTGCAAATGTATTTCCCCCGGTTGTTCGACGATGCGACGGTTAAAGAGTATTACGACGAATTGCGCAACCGCACAATGCTAATGTTGGATGCGATTATAAACGGCGATACAGAGGACAAACGGGCGGAAATTGATAAAATAACGACGATGTTGTTGTTGTACAATCGCCCGGTTGTTTTTAGTGGTTCCGATAACATGGAAATTCAGTACGATAAACAGTTTGAAAATATGTGTTTAACCATATCCCAACATTTGCACGTGCCGGAGCCAAAGAAATACACCGTTTTAGAGTATTACAACGCATTTGAGCGGATAAAGGAGTTGTTGAAACCAACCAAAAATAAAAACGGCGTCAAATAAGGCGATTTGCGGCGTTGTTTTTCTTTGGTTGATTAACTACATGGAAAAGAAAAGATAATTTAATATGGGGCAAATTGCCCGCAAATAACGTTAAGTATGGCAGATAATAACAACCCAATAAAATATAGCGACCTTGTAAAGCCCGACGATAGTATTACAAAGTTGATTGCGCAATTAGACCAATTAAGCGACGCATATATGAATACGTTGCAAAATATCAAGTCGGAAGCAATAACGGTTAAGGCTGCATTGGAGGGCGTAAGCGGGGCGACCGAAAACGGACGTAAGACAATCCGGGGGGCGTCGAACGATACCGACAAATTGACACGGGCGGCACGGGATTTGGCATTTGCGGAAAGCGAGAACGCAAAGCGATTGGCGGAATTGAAGCAAGCCCAAAAGGAGGCAAACGAGTTGAACAAATTAACGACCCGGTTAAATCAGTCCGCCGAGGGTTCATATAATCGTTTATCCGCTCAATACTCAATTAATAAAATATACCTCAATAACATGACGGTTGAGGAAAGGGAGGCGACCGAAGAGGGGCGCAAATTGGTTGCCGAAACAAAAGCGATTTACGAGGAAATGAAACGGTTGCAGGAAGCGACCGGGAAAACGTCGTTAAACGTGGGTAACTATTCCGACGCCGCAAAAGGGTTGACGACCCAAATAGAGAACCAAACGAAGCAATTAGCATTGTTACGATTGGAGGGCAAACAAGGAACCGCCGAATATCAGCAATTGAGCAAAGAAACCGCAATGTTACGAGATGCGGTTAAGGATGCGACCGATGAAATTACCCGCATGGCGTCCGATACGTCCAATTTGGATGCCGTATTAGGTTTGGCGGCTGGTGCATCCGGTGGGTTCGCCGCATTTACCGGGGCAATGGAATTGTTCGGGGCGGAAAGTGAGGACGTACAAGAAGCGCAAAAGAAGTTACAGGCAGCAATAGCCATTACAACCGGGGTGCAAGCCATACAAAACGCAGTACAAAAACAATCCGCAATTATGTTGGGTATTTCCCGGCTACAAATGGCGGCATTGAGCAAAGCGCAAGTTTATAACCGCCTTGTTACCATGCAGGGAACAAAGGCAACATTGGCGGCTACAATTGCGCAAAAGGCTTTCAATCTGATTGCCGCCGCAAATCCGTATGTTCTTTTGGCGTTGGCATTGGTTACGGTTGTGGGGGCTTTAGTTCTGTTTGCATCTAATACCAATAAATCGGCAAAGAACCAACAAAAACTTAACGAGGCGCAAAAGGCGTGGTTGGATTATTTGGAAACCGAGGCAACCGAAATGAACCGAGTTAGCAACGAACGTGTCGCCCAATTGAACCGGGAATTAAACATTGCCAAAGCCCGCAACGCTTCATTGTCCGAAACCCGAAAGATTGAGGACGAAATATTAGCCGAGCGCACAAAGGCACACAATAAAAGCGTTGGTTTTTACGGTCAAGAATTAGACGATTTGGAAGCGAACCGGGCAAAGTTGAAACAACTAAACGATATGTTGGTACAACTCAATAATGCCAAAGCCCGTGGAGATAAGAAAGTTTATATTGATGTTGATTTAGACGGCAAAATTGATAAAGTCAAGGTTGACGAAGCAATTGAAGCCGTGCAGGGTCAAATAGATAATACCGGGCGGGCGGTTGACATTGCCGTTAATCTGAAAACAGAGGGGGCGGATTTGGAAGCCGAAAGAAAGATATTAGCCGCCCAACGCTTACAAGAAAACCGGGACGCCGCCAAAGCCGAAACCGACATATTACGGAAAGCCGAGGACGCCCGGATTGCCTTAATTAAAAACACGTTCGACCAACAACGGGCGCAACGCCAAGCCGCCAACGCCCGTGCGATTGCTGATATACAATTGCAGTTGAGAACGGAAACCAATTTAACGGTTAAGGCACGCAAAGCGTTGAACGACCAAATTGTTTTATTACGGGAACAATTGGCGGTTGATATGGTAGATATTGCCAACCAACAACGGGCGGCGGAATTGTCCGCACAACGGGCAACGCAGGACGCCCAAATTGCATTGATGGCAGAGGGGGCGGAAAAGCAACGGGAACAATTGCGGGTTGAGTATGAAAGGCAAATACAGGACATTAACACCCGGTTAGAAACCGAGCGGGGATTAACTGAAACGCAAGTTGCCGAATTGCTTAACCAACAATTACTTTTGCAACAACAATACGCAAAGAGTTTGGGCGAATTGAACGACCAAATTACAATAGACCAAATGCAAGCCGCCGCCGACCGGACGCAATTACAATTAGACGCCGCCCGTGAGGGTTCGCAGGAGGAAATAAATTTGCGTATTCAGTTGTTACAGCAACAACGGGCAATCGAATTGGCACAAAATAGGCAATTAGCCGAGGACGTGCGCCAATCCGAGGCGGATATTAACGCCAAATATGATGCCGAGGTATTGAAGCAAACGACCGAGTTAAACCAACAACGGGCGTTAATGCTATTCGACCAAACACAAGCGTTGGAGGCGTCCGAGTTTGATTTAATCCGCAATTCCGAGGAACGCAAAACCCGGTTCCGGTTAGCGCAAGAAAAGGCACGGTTGCAAAAGATTTTAGAGTTGAACAAAGCCGCCGGGGTTAAAATGACGGATGCCGAGGTTAAGACAATCGAAAATACCATTGCGAAAATCGACCAAGAAATTGAGAAAAGCAAAGGCGACGAACGGGGTAACGACATATACGGATTGTTCGGGCTGAATTTGGACGACGACCAAAAGGAGGCAATAAGTACGTCCGTTTCCTTTGCCATTGAGCAATTAAATAGTTTTTTGGATGCAAAGGTACAAGCCGCCGACGCCGCCGTTTCCGCCGCCGACAAAGAGGTTGACGCAAGCCAACGCCGATTAGATGCGGAATTAGAGGCACGGGCGAACGGTTACGCCAATAACGTTGCAATGGCTCAAAAGGAATTGGACGTTGCGAAAAAGAACCAAGAAAAAGCCCTAAAGGAGCAACAAAAGGCACAGAAAGCACAGGCGGCAATACAAACGATACAACAAATTGGAAACCTTGTAACGGCGTCCGCTTTGATTTGGTCGCAATTGGGGTTCCCGTTTGCAATCCCGGCAATTGCTATAATGTGGGGTTCCTTTGCCGCCGCCAAAATCAAAGCCGCCCAATTATCCAAATCAGCCAACGCCGGGGGTTCGGAAAGTTACGGCGATGGTACGGTTGAATTGTTGGCGGGCGGTTCCCACCAATCCGGGGACGACGTGGATTTAGGAACCAAACCGGATGGAACCCGGAGGCGTGCCGAGGGCGGGGAATTTTTCGCCGTTATCAATAAACGTAATTCCCGCCGTTTCCGTCGTTTAATCCCGGACGTAATAAATAGTTTGAACCGGGGAACATTCCCCCAAAAGTACCTTAATGCCTACAATACCGACGGCATTAATGTAACGGTTCAACAAAATAACGCACCGGATTTGCGGGATTTAAAAGACGATGTAAGGGAGATTAAGGAACAAAACCGCCGCCGTCGTTACGTCGATGGCAACGGCAATGTTATTGAGGTTTACAAGAATTTGACACGTAAAATTAAAAATTGATATGAACCCGATTTATAGACATTCATTTGTAAATGCGTTTTTAGCAAGTGGGGCGATAAATAGCAGTACGGGAAATATAGAAGGAAATAATATAACTTATTATTATACACGTACATTTATTTCAATCCGTGATGTATATCCCCGGAAATTATATCAAAATTTCACCCCGGAAATGGGGGGAGTATTTTATGATAGTAATAAAAAAGTAATTGGCGGTTGGGGAAGTAACCCACCCGCTAATAATACGGAATTTGATATACCTAATAATGCCGTATATATCCGATTAAATATAAGAAAATCAGAATACGCAAACGGAACGGCATGGTTAAGATTGGGAACATTGGACGCCCCGAACGTCTTACAAGGTCAAACCGTGCATCCGATTTATAAGGACGATTTGGCAAAGGAGTATGAATTAGAAACCAACCAACGGTTTTATCGTGCCAAGTTATCCGGCAAAATAACCTTTGTCCGGGACGATTACGACTATATTAATAACCAATCGTTCGACAATGAATTTTTGTATTGCATTGAAAAGAGCGATGACGGCGGGCGCACGTGGTATCAATACTTTCAAGGCAAGTTTATGAAAACCGATTGCACGTTTACCGATTACGATAAAAAGGTTGTTGTACAACCGGACGCAATCGACGATTATAACGACGTGTTGGCGGGGTTGGAAAAGGAATACAATTTAATAACGTTAGCCCCGACAATACAACGGATAACGATAAACAAGCGTCCATTAATTCAAATATACGTTCCGGGCGATAGTGTCGTTTCTTGTTTTTTGGGCGGTACGAATTGGGAGCAAGACGCAAACGCCACGACCGACCAAAACGCATTGGTACAAACCTATCATTTTGCTTTGTGCAATATATTGAAAGAAATACAAATTACGTCCAACGGTTCCCCGGCGGTAATATCCGGGCTTTATACCGGACGAATGGCAACGGGTGCAAGTGCGGACGCATTCGAGGGGAAATTATACCCGGAATTGAATGTTAATTATTATATCTATATTTCACAACAACGAATTGACGGCGTGCCGTTTGGGGTTGCATTGGTTGAGATACGCCGACAATCGGACGATGTGGCAATGTTCCGTTACCAAAAACTTACAACGTCCCCGTTTGATACGTTGGAGTTTGATTTAACCGCCGTCGAGGGTTCCGGGGCAACCGGAACAATGCACGCCGATATGAAAAGTTATAATATATACGCCCGGTATTTGTGCGACGTGGAGAAAATCGACGACCTTAATACATATCCATTGCCCGCCGATGATATAGTTGATAATAACCGTAATTATAGGCGTGCGATTGGTTACGCAATCGACGTGGCGTTTATTTCAAACAACTTTTCAGATACCCCGACCGAGTGGGGATTAGCGGACAACGGAAAGTATTTTGCGCCCCCTTATTCCATATACGGACAAACGTTTTATCCAATCGCCCGGTCAACGTGGCGTTATGCGTCGTTGTGGTTTGGGTTTTATTTGATGGATTGGTTATTAGAGGGAAAAGCAAGGAAAGAATATACTTTGCGGGATGCGTTCCCGGTTGCGTCGTGTATATCTGTTTTGCTTAATCAGATTGCGCCCGGAATTACGCACGCAGCCACGGCGGAATACAGCCAATTTTTATACGGTTCATATAATCCAATATCCGGGTTGAATTTCCGTTTGCTTGTATCGCAGAAAACAAACATTATAAACGGCGAATATCAGCAACCCGCACAAAAAGCCCCGACGACCTTACAACAATTTACCAATATGTTACGGGATTGTTTCAAATGCTATTGGTTTATTGAGGACGGCAAATTTAAAATTGAGCATATCCAATATTTCCGCAATGGCGGTTCCTACTCCGGCGGGGTTGTGTTAAGCCACGATTTGACAAAGGAATTGAATTTACGCAACGGGAAATCGTGGGCATTCAACACGTCGGAATATTCGTTTGATAAGGTCGATTTGCCGGAACGTTACCAATTTAAGTGGATGGACGACGTTACGGCGGCGTTTGAGGGTTTGCCGATACAGGTAATTAGCAAGTATGTAACGCCCGGAAAGGTTGAGGACGTAAACGTATCTAATTTCACGTCGGATATTGATTTGATGTTGCTAAACCCCGGCAACATGAGTTCGGACGGGTTCGCCTTATTTGCCGCCGTTCCGCCAACGTCCGGGTCGCAATGGATATTACCGTTTACACGTCAAACCGTCAACGGGGTTGAATACTTTTTGCAAAACGGATATTTAGCGTTTATTAATCTGCAATCGCCCTATTGGTTGTATGATTTACCCGCCCGTAGGGTATCAATAAACGGTTCCGAAACATACGCATACGGGATTGAGAGAAAGAAGAAACAAACGTTTAGTTTTCCGGCGAATGACGACCCAAACCCGATGCAGCTAATAAAAACGTATATCGGTAACGGTCAAGTTGATAAATTAAGCGTAAATTTGTGCAGTCGTTCAATTAAAACAACTTTGAAGTATGACACCGAATAATAATTTGTCCGTATTGCCGTTTTACGAGGGCGTGCAATACCAAGATTATAAAAAATCGTATGCGTATGGCGACGTTTACCCGTTGTTTACGCCTATCAATAAACTATTGCCGTTTCAAATCATACGCCCGACCCGTTCAAATAACATTGTATCGGTTCGGTTGTATGATTATAAATTTACCCGGATATTGGCGGACATAACAACGCCGATGTTGGAAACCGGATTGCAGATTGTCCGGTTTGCAAATTACGGTTATGATGTTATTGTTTACCCCGGTTTGTTGCCGATGGCTTTAGATTTCCCGGAGGGGCGTTATATGATTGGAATTAACGACGGCGTACAATGGTATTATTCCGATGTATTTACGTGGATTTCCGGCGGAATGGACGGTTATTTGTGCGTTGAATGGAGCGACGCCGCCAATATGGAAGTTGACGGCGGACAAATCGTTTACGAGGGCGTCCAATTCAAAAACCGGGTTTACGTGTGTTCGGAGTTAGGAAAGCCGGAATACAAGTTTGAGGAAGAGGGCGAAGAACGGGACGGGTATTTTTTCCCGGAAAAACAAATATCGGAAAAAACGTTTCGGTTTGTCTTTTTAGCCCCCGAATACCTTTGCGACGTAATGCGGTTAATCCGTATGAGTGATTTTGTAACGGTATATAGTCAAGGCAGGAAATACGATTGCGACACGTTTTTAATTACCCCCAAATGGCAAACACAAGGCAATTTGGCGTCCGTCGAATGTGAATTTGAATGCGCAACCGTGGTTAAGAAAATCGGACGGGGCGTTATTCCAACGACCGGGGGCGATTACAATAAAGACTTTAATAATGACTTTAATAACAATGATGTAGTTTAAATTTTTATCAGTATGGGAAATTACGAAGAATTAAAAGCCGCCGTTGCGTCTGTTATCAAGGCAAACGGGAACCAAGAAATTACGGGTCAAGTGTTACAAAATACATTGACAACGTTAATTAGTCAAATAGGAGTGAACGCAACGTTTGCCGGAATTGCAACGCCGAGTACCGCACCGGGAACGCCCGACCAAAATGTTTTCTACATTGCCGGACAAAGTGGAACATATCCAAATTTTAACTCTATCGTATTAGATAATGAAATTGCAATATTATCTAATAAATCGGGTACATGGGTAAAAACAACAACCGGATTTGCAACAAATGACGGTATCGGTAATGTAATTGGGTTGGATAATGTAAACGATAGCCCCGTTTATGTTAATGCAATTAAATTTATTGGTTTTGTCCCAAATGAAGCGTCTAAAGACCACATATTTAGCATACACGGTTTTTCAAGTCGAGGCAATACAAAATCCGCAACGCCTAATATAACGGAATTAGATTTATTTATATTAGATGAAACTGCAAGTCAAGCGGCAGGCGCAGAGAGGCGGGCGGCTTCGCTTGCATTACCCGCAAATACAGATATAACTAAACCAACGTTTTCAAAAATAACGGGAAATTCGGGTACGTTGTATGTTATTATTGATTGGAACCCGGTTGTAAATTATCAAGTAAACAGGCAATATTCTTATATCGCTTGGGGAGCTAATTTTGCCAACCCGTCGGCATCTAATTTAGTGCGTATTCAAAAATTAGACGCAAACGACCCACGTATTGTAAATTGGGATAATGCAATTAAAACGGGTCAATTGGTCGGTACATACGGAGGAAGTGAAACAAACATTATCAATCAATTAAAAACATCTGCAATTATTGGTATGCCGTGCGGATTAGCTTTCAATTTTCCGAGTAGATACAATTTAGAGGTAAAAGCCATGCAGATAATTAAAAGAGCGTATTTTTCTTTTAAAGATGGCGTAACCCCCGTTGATGTTGGTATTGGCGTATTAGGTACTGGCGGCGGGGATGGTACTAAATTTTGGTTCGGATTTGGACGATTAGACGGTACGGGTTCGGGATTTGGAACAATTCCGATGTTAGATGTTGATACATTGCCAAACGGTGTTGTTTCTTATTTAGTGGAAACGACAACAACCCGTTATTATGTTGAAATTGACTTTGACAAATGGCGTGAAATTGGTAATGTTATTTGGTCGTGGTCTACTCCATGCTGTAAAATGACAAATATAATTCCAAATGATAGTAGTATATGGGACGAAGTTTTAGCGCAAAATATCCAAAAGCAGAATAATACGGCATTTGCTTTTACAGAAGCATTTGCCCCGCAGGATTTACAACAAGGGTTTTACCAAGTAAGCGGACAAAAGGTTGTTATTTCGTCGGTTATTCCCGCTTCATATCGTAGTATAAAAATAGATTTATTAGCTAATAATATAAGTCGTATGCGTGTATCATTAGACCCGCACGGAGTTATAGTATATGGAGCAATATATACAGACAATAGCGATAATTATATTTCAAGGGAATTAAAAGGTAATGATAAGACGGAAATATACATGAATTACGAGTTGACAATACCAAGCAACGCACGTTATGTATATATATCGGGATATGCCGCAAAAATAGCAGAATTAAACCCCGGTGTTATGGCATATAAGTATGTTTATAACGCAAAATCCAACTATCAAATTACGGGTTATCCTAATAATGGCTTAGATTGGCGTAATGTATCATACCCTAACCCCGTTGTTGACATTGTAAATAAGGCAATTAAATTTATTGCTTTCGTTCCAAATGCAACATATAAAAATGATATGTTTACAATCAACGCATTAAGTTGTTACGGAAATAAGGGGTCGGAAACATTTACCCCAACATCTTTTGATTTATGGCTTTTTGATATGATTGACGGAAATCAATCAACGGTCAAATATACTAAAACAGATATAAGTAATTTTAATTACGACTACCCCGAAGTTATAAAGTCAATCGGCGCACGTGGAACGCTTTACGCTATTGTTGATTGGAATGTTGTAAGAGGCTATTTTAATAAAAAACCAAACAAATGGTATCCCATTTTTTGGAGTTCGTCGTTTAACGACAAACCAATTGTGCAAAAATTAGACGCAAACGACCCACGTATTGCGGGATTTAATCAGATAGCCCCGGTATCGCCAACGCAATTTGCGGATTTTACAAAGTTGAATTTAGGAGTTGACGGCGATAGTATTACGGCGGGCAATCAATGGAGTTATTATGCAACGCAATATTTAGGGCTTGCAAATCATCATAATGTTGCGGTTGGGTCGGCTACATTTAGCGATAGAACACAAACGTATGAGGGGGTTACTTATGTAACACAAAATTATGACGACCCCGATTTTGCCGGAATAAGTGGCGGTTGGCAACCAACAACCGACCCGGTAGAAATTCAAAAAAGGTGCAATAATTGCGCCCGTGTACACGTTCAAAAATTCATTTCAGAAGTAACCGCCGGGACATATCCCGTACCGGATATATTTGTTTTTGCGATGGGTACAAATGATTCTACTATTGGAACCGTTGCCGATGCGTTGAACGGAAAAGACCCGGACGCATTAAGTGCGGCGGTTCGTCAAACAATGGTAGGGGGCGCACGTTGGGCAATCCAAAAGATAATTACTACATACCCTAATTGTCGTGTATATATATCCGCACCAATTCAGAGAGCGGACGCCACGGCGAACGCAGAGGGTTTGGAAAAAAGTATTGCATTAAAAGAGATAAGCAATAGTTTGTCGGTTGGCTATTTTAACACTTTCGGCGAATGTGGAATTACTGAAAAAGTAGAAAGCGGAACCGCGCCTTATCTTAGTGATGGATTACACCCAAATGCAGCGGGTCAACAACTTATGGGTAAATATTTAGCTAAAGAGATACGCAATAATTATTTTTAAATATCGGAATGATTATTAAATGTTATATTATGGATAAACTTTTTACATGGGAACAATGCCGTATGATATTTGCCACGTCGTTAAGCCCGGTTTTAGCCTATTTAACCCCAACGGCTGGATTTATGTACGCATTGATTATAATGTTTACTTTCAATATTTGGGCGGGTATGCGGGCGGATGGGGTAAGCGTAAGACATTGCAAAAACTTTCGTTTCGGTAAGTTTAAGAATGCGTTGGCGGAATTGCTATTGTATGTTACCATTATATACGTTATATATTCGGTAATGTTGCAATGTGGCGATAATGAAGCCGCCAAAATAGTAATTAAATCGCTTACATACGTTTTCATGTATGTATATTTGCAAAACGCATTCCGAAACCTTATTAAAGCATATCCCACAAAGGTTGCATTGCGTATTATTTACCACGTTATCCGGTTGGAGTTTACACGAGTATTGCCGGGATATTGGCAACCGATAATTGAGAGATACCAACGGGAACATGATAACGATATTATTAACGATAAAGAAAAGGAGGGCGAACAATGAACCAAACAGAGATTTTAAAGTATTTGGAGGAACAAAAAACAACCCGGACGATTACGGATTTGATTGTACATTGCACCGCAACCAAGCCCGGCGCAAAAGTCAACGTTGATATTATCGACGGTTGGCACAAAGAACGGGGATTTAAGAAGCAACCCCAAAGCGGGCGAATTTGCGGTTATCACTTTGTTGTATTACCGGACGGGACGATTGAAACCGGGCGTTTTCTTTCTGAAATAGGGGCGCACGTTTCCGGGCAAAATTCCCGTTCTATTGGCATTTGTTACGTTGGGGGATTGGATGCCAACGGCAAAGCCGCCGACACACGCACGCCGGAACAAAAAGAGGCGTTATTATGGTTGCTTATGCGGTTAGTCGTTATGTTCCCGGACGCAACGATTAAGGGACATAGGGATTATTCCCCGGATTTGAACGGCGACGGCATTATTGAGCCGTGGGAGTTCATTAAAGAATGCCCGTGTTTTAATGCGGCAATTGAATATAGTAACATTTAATTTTGTACCATTATGACAAAGAAAGACAAAAAGGAGTATTTGGAACAATTGGTTGCCAATCAAGGGAACCAAGCGGGAATTAGTATTGCCCCGTTGTTATCCGCTATTATTGCAGATTGCGAGGACGTTTTTACGGTTACGGTTGAGGACAACCAAGAAAATACGAAAAACGTAACGAACCCACAGGCGGAAATAGACGCATTTATTGACGCCGTAAACGCCGACCCGTTGCACAACATACCGAAAGTATATATTTCGGGCGTCGTAATTTCCTTTGCGCAATTGGAGATTAACGAGGACGAAATAAATAGTACGGTTGAAATGGCGGGCGGACATTACGTTTTGACATTGAGCAAAACGCCGGATAGTTCGTTAATCATTTACACGGCAAACGCATGAAAAAGTATATAATATTGGCGGCAATCATTATGGCGGTTGCCGCCGCCTTTTGGTTCCAACAAAAGCGCATTAATAATTTGACCGTCGAACGGGACAAATACCGGAGCAATACCGAAACGTTGTTGCAGGACGTCCGAACCTATCAAACAAAGGATAGTTTGAACGCCGCAAAGGTTGGGAATTTGGAGTTAAAATTATCCGAATATAAAAAGTATCGGGCGGACGATGCGGCGTTAATCAAATCGTTGCAGACAAAGAACCGGGATTTGCAAAGGGTTACGACGGCACAAATGGAAACGATTAACGAATTGCGGGCGAACGTCCGGGATAGTATTGTATATTTGCCCGGCGACACGGTTACGACAGTTTTACATTGTATTGAGTATTCCGACAAATGGGTTGATTTTGACGGTTGTATTATAAATAATACGTTTTCGGGCAAAATTATAACACGGGATAGCCTTTTAATAACGGAAAGTGTACAATATAAACGTTTTCTTAATTTCCTATGGAAAACAAAACGGATAAAAAACCGTGAATTTGATATTGTTTCAAAAAATCCACATACAAAAATTACCGGGTTTGAGGTTATAACAATAGAAAAATAACTATATTTGCGGCAAACGGGGATAGTTCGGAGTAGCTACCGGATGAAAAAAGATGCAACCACTTTTCCCCGTTTCCCTTTTTTGGTTGCTTACTTAAATGGTTGTATAATGGAAATTTGGAAAGATGTACCCGGATATATAGGGTTGTATAAAGTGAGTAATTACGGGCATGTAAAATCTATTAAGAAACAATTGGTTTTGAAAACATGCGGTTCCGGGAATAGATATAAAACCGTTGCTTTATGTAATGGGATGCGCAAAACGTTTCGATTACATAGATTAGTTGCGGCGGCTTTCATTCCGAACCCGGAAAACAAACCATGTGTTGACCATATCGACGGCGACCGAGCCAATAACCATGCAGATAATTTGCGTTGGGTTACATATTTGGAAAATAATAATAATCCTATTACGAAAAAGCGATTGAGCGAAAATAACGCAAAAAATATGCAAGGTAAAGAGGGCGTATTGCATCCAAATTCAAAACCCGTTAAGATGATGAAAAACGGAATTTGCTTCAAAACATATCAATCTATCCATTTAGCCAAAAAAGATGGGTTTAACGATACATTGATAATTCGATGTTGTAAAGGGCATATGAAAAAACATAAGGGTTATAATTGGGAATATATATAATAGACATAACAAAGGGGTTGTAACAAGGCGTTGCAACCCCTTTTTCTATTGAGCCATTTTTAGCCCGTTTCCGGGCATTTTATTTCAAAGTGGATAATTTACCCGTCCCGCTTGCAAAAGTCGCTTAAATAGAAAATTCCAAGAAAATAACTCTTTTGGAGCCAAAAACAAAACTTTTTGCAGTTTAAGCCAAAAATAAAAGATAAAACCTTTGGTGATTAAAATAAAGGTTGTATATTTGCATCATCAAACAAGAACGACCGGGCGTTTTCCCGGAAAATAGAGAGCGAAACAATGAATACTCAAAGCATTTATAACGGATTAGATTACACAACAAAAGAGATTAACCGCAATTTCAAAATCAAGGTAAACGGAATTGTAAACGGCAAAAAGGTTAATGTATTGGTTGGCGTGTCCGGTTTAATAAAGATTGTCGGCGACATTAAGTTAGTCAATCGCTTATTAAAACGTGCTTTCAATTGTTACGGCGACAAAGAGGTTCGCAAATTGCGCCGAGGCGTTAAAATCACTTTCTATTATCAGTAAACAACGACGGGGCGTTTTCCCCGGAACAATATAAATTTTCAATCATGGCAAAGTACATTTTAGTTAAGAAAGTAAAGGGAAAGAAATACGAGTACCAAGTTATTGACGCCGATAGTAAGGCGATTGTATCAAAAAGAACGTCCGCCCGTGAATATGTGGCGTGTACCGCCGACGGGTCGTTTTATTTCGGTCGTTTGGATTTAATCGGCAAAGGCGACCACGGCAAACGGTTGAGCCATGCGACGGAAATATTGGCAAACCCGGAAAAGGCGTATAAAAAACAAATCGCATACTTTACGCCGGATTATCGGAGTACATGGATAGCCGAAAACCCCGCCGAACAATGGATTGCCCGAAACGTTGAATATGCGACAAAGGAAAAAGAGAGATTAAACGCAATTGCGTATTTGCAGTAATAACCAAGCCGGGGGCGCAATCCCCCGGCATAACCATTTAGAGCGATGAACAAAACGAAACGTTACCGATTAAGTCAAGATGTGTATAAGATAATCCAAAATGCAAACGGCGGGTTATTTTTGCTTTATACCCGGCACAATCCCGGCGATGTGTTGAACCTATTGTTAGACGGCAACGATATTGGGTTGATGTGCCGAGTTGAGAGCCGACACGACCAATATTATAAGTATTGCAAAGTAATTACGGAGGGCGTACAATGAGCCGTAACAGAGAGCGACAACAAGAATTGCAGCCGGGGCGGGTCGATTACGCCCGTACCCGGTTGGAGGCGTTGGGCTATCCGGTTACGGAGGTCAACGCCACGACCTTACAATTTACTTTCCGGGGTTCCCCGGTTACATTATACCCGTATTCCGGTTGGTTTACCGGGCGCACCGTTACCGATGGACGGGGAATTAATAACCTATTAAAACAAATACCTATGCGATTTGCATTAAGAAAACAAGAAAAGATAAAAGCGTATTTTGAGCCAAACGGGGACGAAATGTTGAACCGGATAAAAGAAAGTTTAACCCGGTATTTTTCCGCCGACCGTTCGGAGTTCCCGGAGGGGTTCCGGGATATTGAAAGCGATTATAACCAATTGCCGGGGGAACCGTACCCAACCATTGCGATAAACGACACCGGGAACCCGGAACGTATGATTGAGTTCTATGTTACCGGGAAACAATACGACGTTTACCATGTGGCATTTAAAGGATTTACAAAGGGTTAATATATGGGAATGATAAAAAGGAATTGCGACAATTGCGGCAAAGAATACAACGCCGATACCCGGAATTTACGCCGAGGTTGGGGACGTTGTTGTTGTAAGAGTTGCGCCGCCCAATTGAGGGAAAAGAATAAACCCGGATATAACCCGGAACGGGTCGCCGTAAATAATGCACGCCGGAAATTTTGGGCGGATTGCCCGGAACCGGAACATTACCCGTTGAGTTATGACGGGGCGGATTTCGACCAATGGGGGGATTGTGAATTTGGAATACATGATTAAAAGAGAAACCCCCGACGCAATGAAGTAACGCCGGGGGTTGATACGCAGTAACCGAGAGCGATGTTGTAAGGTTATGCGGTGCAACAAAATTAGTGCTTTTTATCTGTATTACAAGCGTCCAACGTGAACAAATAAAATATTCAAAGGTTTTATTTTTGGTAATACAAATATTATTTATACTTTTGCAGAAACAAAAACCCACCGGGGGAGTACCCGGCAAAGATATGAGAATAAAAGATAGCGATTTATTAAAAAAATTGGCGACCGATAGCGGGAAAACAGCCAAACAAGTTTCCGAAATTGTCGTTTCGGAATTACTCAAAAACAAAGTTATTGAGGACGACCCGGACAATTGGGGCGTTTCCGTTTTCGATGCAATAAACGAGGACGTAACCGAGGAACAAACCGCCAATTGTTATGCGGCGATTTCCGAGGCGTTGGGCGTGTATCTGAAACGGGTATATTTCATTGTTCCGGATTTGGATTTAATGGGTAATGAAGATTGCCCGGAATGCGGCGGCGAAATGGAAGTTACCGACGGGGAATATAAACAGACCGGAGGCGACGGATATTTGACCCCGCCGGAATATACCGCAATTTGGGAGGAAAAAACGTGTACGCATTGCGGACACAAAGAGAGTAACGAACCGAGTTATTAACAATAAAAGACTAAAGAAATGGCAGAAATGACGAAATTAAGAGTAAACGAGGCAATCGCACGGGCGCAAACCGCCGGGATTAAGGTTTATAAAAAAGAGGTTGCCGCCCGTTTATGGGAGGGACGCACCGAAAGCGCACAACAAGTTAATATGACAAACTTATGTAACGGTACGACCAAACAGATACGCCCGGAATGGGTTGTTATCATTTGCGAAATGTGTAATTGCACCCCTAATTATTTGTTTGGATATGAAGAATAACGGGTTACAATGGTTTGAACGCATGGCGGACGTTATGTTTTCCGATAGGTTCCAAGCGAAAGCCATTATTGCGACGTTTGGAACGTTGGGCGTTGTTTGTCTGATTGGTGCATTTTGGAACCCGTGGCAATTGATGTTTGCGGGTATGTGTGCCGTAATGGTATTATGTGGATTTTCAGAATTAAAAAAGAGTAGAAAATGAGAGCGAACAAAAAGAAACCGGAAAACCCGGTACAAAAGACGGTCGAAAATTTGGGAGCCGTTCCCGCCGACCAATTCCCGGAAATTACCGAGGAACAACAACAAATAATCCCCCCGTTTGAAGCGGTCGAGGTTGAGCAACCAACCGGAATATTTGAGATATTGCCGGGCATGACGGTTGAGGAAATGACGGCAATGTTTTTTGATGAAAAAACGTTGATTGAACCCCCGTATAAGGTTTGGCAATTGAATAGTAAGGGACACCGCTATTATTACCGATATGACGACAACGGGAACCCGGAGTTTTTCCCGTCGGTTACAACGATATTGTCCCAAACGTTACCCAAAGCCCCGCACTTAATACAATGGATTGCCAACAAAGGCATTGAGGAAGCGGAACGATACAAAGGCGAACGGGCGGCGTATGGTACGTTTATGCACGCCGCATTTGAGGAATTATTAATTAACCGGGCTTATGATTTGGACGGGTTAAAAGGCAAACTAAAAGAATATATTGAGGTTTACCGATTGCCGGACGATTTTATATATTATGCCGACGATTTGAAAAAGGACGTATTGGCGTTTGCTCAATTCGTATTAGATTACGACGTGCGCCCGTTGGCGGTTGAAATTGCTTTAGTGCATCCATATTACAAGTATGCCGGAATGATTGATTGCCCGTGTACCATGTTGGCAAAGATAGGCAGCGACGAACGTATTAACGCAATCGTCGATTTTAAGAGCGGACGCAAAGGATTTTACGAGGAAAGCGAAATACAATTAGGGATGTACCGGGATATGTGGAACGTCAATTTTGAACAATTCCCCGTTACCCGTATTTTCAATTTCAGCCCGAAAGATTGGCGCAAACGTCCGTCGTACAATTTGAAAGAACAAACGGATAGCCCCAATATACGGAAAATCCCGTATCTGTTAGAAATTGCAGCCATTGAGGACGAGAAGAAAGATAATACGTTTACGTCGGTTAATGGTATGGTTTTATTGGATAATGCACCCGATTTGACGCAAAACGTAATATCCTTATCGTTGGCGGAATTGATTAAAACGAAAGCCCCAAAGGAGGCAACCCCGGACGAAAATACGGACGCCGCCGAGAAAGTCAAGGCGGACGCCCCGGAACCGGAAAAGGAGCCAAAGAAAACAACCATTGTTAAACGTGTGCCCAAAAAGGCAAAGGAGCCGGAAAAGAAAGCCGCCATGGGCAAAACGACCGCAAAGCGGGGTAATACCACGGAAAAGAAAGTAAAGCCCGCAAACGAGCCTAAAAAGCCCAAAAATGAGAGTAGGAAAAAGATGTTGAACGACGACCCCGAAATTTGAGATATGAAAAAGATTAAAATAATTACGAGTTCGTCCGAATTGGAACAATTCGTTAATAGAACGGATATTGAGGTTATCCAAATGGATATAAAAGCAGTTGAACAAAATTATTTTGCACAAGAATGGTTTATTGCAGTAATATTTTATAAAGAGTTATGAAAGGCAGAATAAAGCGACCGGAGGCGCAACAATCCCGTTTGATATTGCCCCGTGTCGGTCAAATAAAAATCGGTATGAAAAACGCAAACGGTTATCCGCAAAGCGTTGATTACTTCATACCAACGGGAAAGTATGCCGGGTTATTTACGCAAGCATACGGCGAAAAGCCGCAAACAATACAAATTGTTTTCCCGGACGACGACCCGGCAAAAGTATGTAACGAGCGTTACGAATACCGGGACGACGACGGGCGATTGATTGCGGCGGGCGATGGCGACACGTTCCAAGTATGGGACGGAAAAAAATACGAAACGTTGACAACGGAAAAATACCCAAATTTAATGCAGTCAATAACGAAGCGTTACCCGAACAAAAAGAGCCGCCAACCCGATTGCGACGGTTGGGAGGTTACATTAACGCTAAACTTTATTGTTCCGTTGGTTCGTGGGGTTGCCGGGGTTTGGCAATTCGCCACAAAAGGCACGGCGTCCACAATTCCGCAAATTCGGGAAACGTTCGACGGTATGTTAGCGGAACGGGGATTTTGCAAAGGCATTATCTTTGATTTGAATGTACAATTTGCCACGACCCAAAAACCGGGCGACCGTTCCCGTTTTCCCGTCGTGTCGTTGGTTCCCAATGAGAGTGCCGACAATGTTTTGAAAGTACGCAAGGCGTGGGAACCCGTTAAAGAATTGGAGGGCGGCAAATAATGGGACGAAAATTTGAAATAGAGATTAACGATACAATTATTGTTAATCATACAGAGATAAAAGCCATTAAAAGGACGGGTTGGCAAGGTTGTGAAAGTTGTTATTTTCATAAATTCCCCGGTTCATGTAAACGGTTCCCGTGTAATGCACACGAACGAAAAGACGGTAATAACATTAAATTTGTTGAAAATGACAATAAGGGATAGCAATTTTATAACCATATTAGCCCCAATGATTACGAAGCTTAAATTGAAAGGTAACGAATTATTGGTTTTTGCTTTGATACATGGTTTTAGTCAAGACGGCGAAAGCCGTTTTAAGGGTTCATTGCGGTATCTTATCGAATGGACGGGATTAGATAAAAGCACGGTTATTAAGTTACTCAAACAATTAGTTGATAAACAATATATCAATAAGTTTGAGTACGAAAAAAATAAGGTGCGTTATTGTGAATATACGTCTAATTATTGGGTTGCTTTGGAGTGGTTGGAAAATCCAACTACCCCCCGGTTGGAAAATCCAACTACCCCCCGGTTGGAAAATCCAACCCCCGTGGTTGGAAAATCCGACACAATAAAGATAGATGATATTAATACCTCTTTTGATAATGATAATACCGGGGTAAAGAACCCCGGATTATTCCCGGATGAAGAAACAAAGGTTGAGGAACCAAAAGAGAAAAAAACGTTGTTCCGCAATTCCGCCGTTTACAAAATGGTTAAATTTGAAAACGGCGTTGGTGTGGATTATTCCGAGTTTGAAAGTAAGTTTGCGACCCCGGAATTTGAAAAGGTCGATTTGGTTTATTACTTTCATTCGGTTAGCGATTGGAGCGACCAAAAGAATATGAAGCGAACTAAAAACGGTTGGTTGGCGACCGTCCGCAATTTCATACGGGGGGACGTCGAAAAGAAAAAGTTGCATTTGAAACCCGAATACAAAGCCCCAACGCAAAGATTGAACGTTGCCGGGGCTATTGAGTATTTGAAAGATGATTATTAACATGGAAGCATTACCCGAAAAGACAAACAGATTGCCACAAACGTTGCCCGAAAAACGACAATCCGCCGCCGTTTTGCTTTATAGCGGAACGGCAAAAGCAATTGACGTTCGCCGGGCGATGGTTGAGTTACCGGAGGTTGCCAAAGCATTAACCCCGGTTGAAAAGTATATTTTCGTGGCGTCCACAAAAAAACAGATTGCCGAGATTGACGACGAAACGTTGATTGCCAAAACCGGGCAAATGTTCCGGTTTATCGCAATGGACGTGGGGTTTATCATTCCCACGGAAAACCGGGACGATTGGACGTATATTTGTACCCGGTTGTTGGATTTGCTAAAACGCTATTATTCGCAATTAACATTATCCGAGGTTAAATTAGCGTTTGAATTGCTGATTACCGGGGAATTAGACGACTATTTGCCAAAGGATAGGGACGGCAACGCCGAACGGAAACATTACCAACAATTCAACGCCGATTATTTCGCAAAGGTATTGAACGCATATTGCCGGAAACAAAACCAAGTTATCGGCAAAGCATATACAGCGTTGCCGAAACCGAAAAAGGAGTTAAGCCCGGAGCAAATCCGGTATTATCGCAATCAATCGGTTATGACTTGTTTAATGTGTTTTATGCGCTATAAATATACCGGGCGTTTAGTGTTTGGATTAACCGACGAAATGTTTGTTTATAATTGGTTGTTGGGCGTTGGGTTAGCGGATGAAGTGAAAGAAACCGAGGACGACCGGAAAGAAGCGTATAACCGATTTTTGGCACGTGCCGCCCGTGGGTTCGTTAATGAATTTACGGTTTATCACGTTCGGAAACAAGGAACCCAAAGCCCGGAAATTGATTTTACGGCGTTTGAAGTTGCCCGGAAAAAGGAGATTATAAAAGCATTTGACCGGATGATTGCCGAGGAAATGCAAGTTGATAACTATTTAAGATTTGTCTAATGGCAGCAGCATATAATGTAAACGGAAGATGTGAGGATTGCACATTTGCCGACGCATACGGCAGAAGTTGCGAACATGGGCTTTTATATCCGTTGGCAGTTTTAATGAAATATGGAGATGTATATAAATGCCCGAATTTCAAACAAAAGACGACGGAACAAATAGAAGAACAAATCAGATTAAGAGAGGAACGAAATAAAAAATGAAATTATTTATTGTTTGCTTTATAATTGGCGTAATAGGTTATTTTACAAATGCGGAAGGATATAAAGATGAAAATTGAAAAATGTGGAAACATAACATTAATAAACGGGGATTGCATGGAGTTTATGCAATCCCAAAGTGATAAATCTTTTGATTTGGCAATTGTTGACCCACCATACGGCTTAGGCAAAAGGACTGTTGAGGGGGGAGGTAAAAATACACAAATAAGATTTATAAGTGACCTAAAAAGGACAAATTGGGATGATGAAGTACCAAGTAAAGAATATTTTGAAGAATTGAAAAGAGTATCAAATAACGAAATAATATTTGGAGGTAATTATTTTAATTTGCCCCCATGCAGATGTTTTATTGTATGGGATAAAGAAGTTTATATTCCGTCTATGTCACAAGTTGAATTTGCATATACAACATTTGATAGCCCCGCACGAATGGTTAAAATACCAAGTAGGGATAAGCATAGATTTCACCCGACGCAGAAACCTATAAAATTATATGAATGGATATTAATTAATTATGGTAAAACGGGACAAAAAATATTGGACACGCACGGCGGAAGTATGAGCCATGCAATAGCCGCACATAAATTGGGCTTTGATTTAACTATAATTGAAAAAGACCCGGTTTATTATGAAAAAGCAAAGAAAAGATTGATTGAGTTTCAAAGACAGCAAGTTTTATTTTAATTATGAAAATTGATTGCATTATTGGAATTGACCCCGGAGCCGCCGGGGGTATTGTGGTTTGGCGACCCAACCACAATGCAACGGCAATAAAGATGCCGAAAGATATAAACGAGATACGGGATTTTCTCAATTACTACAAAGAGATTTGCACGCCGATTGTCTTTTTGGAAAAATTGAGCGTTCGCCCGGACGACGTAACGGTTGGGGATGCCGGGGTAAATATGGGTAAATTGTACCGCATTCAAAAGATGTTGCAAAACTTTGAGCATTTGAAAGCTATTATAACCGTCGCCGAAATACCATTTGTTTTGGTTAATGCTATGAAGTGGCAAAACGACCTTAAATTGCGTATCAAACTAAAAGGGAAAAAGGAGGAAAAGGCAGACCGCAAACGACGGTTCCGGGATATTGCCGGGAAATTATACCCGGAAATTACCCCGGCGTTGTGGAATGCGGACGCAACGTTAATAATGCACTTTGGACGGTTTGTTTTACAGAATAACCCCCGTTGGGTTTTGGAAAATTTGCCCCAACAAATGCACAACCGTTTATTTTAAGCCCGTAGGGGCGTTTAATTATTCAAATGGTTACTTGTATGGCAGACGAAACAAAAGCCCCGCAAATCGAAAATCCCGAAAAAATAACGGCAAAAGATTTAGCGGAAATGGTAAAACAGATGCGGCACAACCAACGACGTTGCCAACGGAACCCAACCCCGGAGAAATTGGCAACGTTGGAAAGTTGGGAACGCAAAGTTGATGCGGTCGTTGCTGTATTGACCGATACACAAATGAAATTGTTTTGATATGGACGAAATGGATCATATCTATTTAGGCGACCGATTGACCCGCCCGGAATTGCGACGTATGCCGTGCCGGGCGGTTCGTCGTTCCGATGGTAAATGTATAAGAGGGCGCAACGGCAATATGTTAGTTGAGTTTAACGGCGGCGGTAAATGCGTTGTTTTGGGGCGATTATTGCGGAAAATAAAAAAATAGCCGAAAATAAAAAATAAAAGTTTTGGTATATCCGTTATTTTACATATATTTGCGGCATGAAAAAAGGTAAATACTTAATAGAATATGATTGTTACGTTGCTGAAAATGGCAATATAACGCAAAATGATAAGGAAATAAAGCCTTATTTGAACGGTGGCTATATGACTGTAAAATTAAAAATCAATGGTTTAAAAGTTATGCGGGTTCATAGATTGGTTGCTTTGGCGTTCATTCCCAACCCGGACAATAAACCATGTGTTGACCATATCGACGGGAATAAATTAAATAATCATGTTAATAATTTACGTTGGTGTACTATTGGCGAGAACCTAAAATTTGAGAACGTTAAACGTGTATCAAAATTATATCCCGTTAAACGTATTGATAAATTAGGTAATATTGTATGTTTTGATAATATTTTAGATGCGTGTGTTTTTCCTTGGCAAAAGTATGTAATATTACAGGTATGTAACGGGAAAAGAAAAACATACAACGGTTATAAATGGGAACATAACGACCCGGCGATTTCCGGGAAATAAATAAATTTAAAGAGCGATGTATATTAAGAAATTAGAATTGTTGAATTTTCAAGTAATAAAGGAGTTCAACGCAGATTTTGAGGGTAATGTATATTTCATTACCGGGGACAATGAGTTAGGCAAATCAACCCTTTTAAAAGCAATTGGCGCAATGTTGACCGGGAACCGGGACGCCGTATTGAAAAATGGAGAGGACAAAGGGTTTGCAAAAATGGTTGTAGGTAACGACGGCGAAAATTACGAGGTCGAATTAAAGTTTACCAAAGCCAACCCCCGTGGGACGTTATCCATTAAATCCCAAACAACCGGGATGCGTTCGGATAACGTTTCTATGTTGCAAAAGATTTTCGGCTACCAAGACTTTGACGCCGTGGAGTTTTCCCGTTGGAGCGAAACCGCCGAGGGACGCCGCAAACAAATTGAGGTTGTAAAGGCTTTATTGCCGGAAAAAGTGCGCACCCGGATTGCAGAAATTGACGCCGAGGTTATGACCGTTAAGGACAAACGAAAAGACGCCAACGCCGAGGTTAAGACGTACACAACCATTTGCGCCAACGCTGAAAAGCAATTGAAGCCGGGCGACGTCAAAACGTATGCCGATAAAAAGGACATTACGGCGTTGATGGAAGAGCAAAACGAAAATGCCCGGTTGATTGAGAAAGCGAAAACGGTACGCCAAGCCCGGCAACAAAGGATTGAACAATTGGAGGCAATCCCCGGACGAATTAAAGAGGCGGAAGAAACCCGAAAAAGTAATATTAAGGCAATCGACGACAAATTAGCCGCCGAGGAAAAAGAAGTTGCCCGGATAATTGCCGAGGCAAACGCCCGGTTGGAAAAAGCCAAAGAAGATGCGAAAGCCAACAAAAAAGCCATTGAAAACGATTATAAGGAAACGTTGCAAGTTATTGTAAACGACAAATCCGAGTTTGTGAAACGCAAAGCGAATGCCGACAAATGGTTAGAGGAATACGAAGCCAACAACCCGGAACAATTAGACACGGCGGAACAACTGAAAAAAGCCGAGGAACACAACCGTATCAATGCGTTGGTTGTGGATTACATGGCAAAGAAGAAACAAAAGGAAGCCGCCGAGAAAACCGCCCGCACGTTTGAGGACAAATTAGGCGCATTGGCAAAGGAGCGGGAAACGCTTATTGCCACGTCCAAATTACCGATTGCCGGGCTTTCGTTCACGGACGACGGTTTAGAGTTAAACGGCGTGCCGTTCGTCGCCGGGAAAGTGTCAGATAGTCAAATTATGGAGGTTGCCGCCAAACTGATTATCGCAAGCAATCCGACGGTTAAGGTGTTCCGCATTGCGAGGGGCGAAAGTTTAGGCGAAAAGCGTTTGCAGGCGATTATAGACATTGCAAAGGCAAACGGTTTTCAAGGCTTTATAGAGGAAGTAAAGCGGGGACAAACCGATTTAGTAGTTGAGGAATACACGGAAAACTAATAATAACCGGGGGCGGGCTTTCCGTCCCCTTAAAATCTAAAACAATGGCATATACATTGAACGATAATTTGAAACGTTGGGCGGAACAATACGAAACCGCCGAGTTTATCCAATCCGACCCGGTGCAAATCCCGCACCGTTACGATAGCCGGGTAAATATTGAGATTAGCGCATTTGTTACGGCGTGGATTGCGTGGGGTTCCCGCAAACAGATAATCCAAAAGGCGGATTTTATCGACCGGGAAATTTTCAAGGGTGCGCCGTATCATTACATTGTTGGAACCGATACGCAGGGAGCCGCCCCGGAATGGAAGCAATACAAAGGCAGTAAAGAGAATTTTTATAGAACGTTTACATACGCCGATTTCCACGACCTTTGCGCCCGCTTGTTTGACGTATATAGTAAGTTTGAGAACATGGAAAAGGCATTGCAAGCGCAACCGGGCGGGCGTCCGTTGGAACAATTGCAACGTCTTTTCGGCGATGTTAAGGGCGTGCCGGATATGGAAACGAAAAGCGGTTGCAAACGCTTATGTATGTTTTTGCGTTGGATGTGCCGCCACGGTTCCCCGGTTGACTTTGGATTGTGGACGATTTGCGACCCCCGTAATTTAATCATTCCATTAGATACCCACGTACATAAACAGGCATTGCGGTTGGGGCTTATAAAACGTCGGACGCCGGATTTGCAAACAGCCATTGAGATAACCGACCGTTTCGCCGAGATATTCCCGGACGACCCAACAAAGGGGGATTTTGCGTTGTTCGGTTATGGAGTGAATAACGGTAAGGTTGCACCCGTTACGACGGAACCGGAGCCGGAAAAAGAGCAACCAACCGCCGTGGCTGATTTGTCAATTGCCGACGTTCTGAAAATGCGGTTGTTTTATGACAACGCCGCCGCCGAGGTTCGGGAAATATGGGAAAGTCGGGAAAAAGCCTGCAAAGCATTGAAAGCAACCGAGCGTTTGAAAGCGCACCCAATCGACGGGTTGCACAATGCCGGATTGTTGGAGCCGGGCGAATTTGTTGTTGTATTTGTAAAAGTATTGGATAAGCGGGAAACGAAGTTATCACGGGCGGAACGGGACGTTATCCATACAATCGGAATGACAGCGTTTAATAAGACAATGAAAAAATTAATAGCCGATGAAAAAGCGAGAAATAACAGCAACGGGGACAATAAACAATAACGGCGGGTTGGCAATGTACATGGGGGAATTAAACGAGTTTTTCAAGGGTTGGAAAGGTTCCCGCATTATTGCCCGGTTTATTGTAGCGTCCCCCGGTTCGTCCGAGGCTTTGAAAGGGTATTATTTCAACTATGTTGTACCGACGTTTAAGCACGCAATTTGGGAGGCGGGCGAACGTCTTACAGAGGAACAAACCGAACGACGTTTGAGGGAATTTTCCCCTATTATGTACGTTGAACGGGTCAACGAGGAAACGGGGGTATATTCCCACGATTTGCGCACCGTGGCGGATTTGTCGAACGCCGAGTTAATCGAACATATCGAAACGCTCAAACAGATAGCCGCCGAGGAATACAATACATTTATTGACGACCCTAAAACCCTATAATATGCCCGCTTGCAAATGTATCGAAAGAAAGAAACCCGCCAACCAACGTAAATGGCGCATATTGCAATACAAATGCAATCATTCGGCGTTTAATGGTTGGCGGTATCAACGAAGCGATTACAGCGCAATAACTTGTTTGCGTTGCCGGATGGTTTGGAGAACAAAAGCAAATTATGTTGAACAATTGCCCCGATATTCAGAGGAGGAACAATTAAATTTTGATAATGGAATTAACAGATAAAACCCCGATGCCGCAAGGAAATTTAAGGGGCAACCGATGGAAAATGTACCGTATTGGCATTTGCTTTGGTTGGATGGAAAACCGTTTTGTAACCGGGACGTCCAAAAGTATATAGACGAAAACCGGGACGTTTTGGAGTTGGAGAAAAAGCGGGATAAATACCGCAATGAGAGCGAAAACAGTAATTAATGATTTAATATTTAAGGTTATGCAAAAATTTGATTTGAAAGATGTTTGTTTCTTTGATTGTGAAACAACCGGGGTTCCGGCAAAGGGTTTGAAATGGGATGCGGATTTTGAGCAATTCCCGCACGTCGTCCAATTGGCGTGGTCGTTGGGCGATAAGGAAAAAAGTTATATTATCAAACCCGATAATTACGAGATACCCCCGGAAACAACCGCAATTCATGGTATAACAACCGAACGGGCAATTGCCGAGGGCGTGCCGTTTGCCGAGGTTGTGGACGAATTTTTAGCGGATGCCAACGCCGCCCCGCTTGTATGTGCGCACAATATTTACTTTGATAGTTCAATGTTAAAAGCAAACGTTTTGCGCTATTGTGGACGGGAATATTACGACGCACACGTTGAGGACGCATTACATAAGGCAAAACGAATTGATACCATGATGAAAACGATTAAATTTGTTGGAGCGTTGTTTTCAAATGGTCGTCCGGGTAAATTCCCACAATTAGAGGAATTATATAGTAAGTTATTCCCCGGCGAAACATTCCCGGCGCATGACGCATTAGAGGACATAAGGGCGTTGCGCCGTTGCGTCCCGGAATTGGTTAATTTGGGGATTATTGAGTTAGCGCAAAAGGAATACCCGGCGGAACAACTCAAAGCCCAATTTGAGCCGGAAAAGCCCAAAGGCGGGCGCAATATTGAGTTCCACGACCCCAACCCGGTAACGGAACCAATCGGAACCGGGGAACCCGTCCCGGAACCAACCCCGGAACCGGAACGCCCGGCGGTTCCGTCGAATAGTAAGACACGGGAATTATTGGACGAAACAGAATTTTAAGTTATAAAACCGTTCCGGGCGTATTCCCGGTAACAATCAAATAATTAAAAAATGAGCGAAGAAAAAAAAGCCGCAAACGTTATGTTGATACCAAGCGAAAAGGCGTTTGCATTGTCGAAAGTCAAGACATTAAAGGACGGCGGGTTAGACGTACATTATGAAGTTACCGAAACAATCGGTAATGAGAGTTACACGAACAAATACCACGTCGAAAGTGCAAAGGACATACACGCGGATTTGCGGGATTGTTTCGACCGTTTGCGCCCAATCATGGGACGGATTTTTAATATTACGTCCTTTCTTTCAATGGTTGAAACGTCCGATTTCAAGGCAACCAAAAAGCAAAGCGAATTATCACGGGATTTTGCCGACGAAATGTTGAAAAACATAGAGGTTCGGGGCGTGTCCTTTTCCGGTCAAGACGATAACGTAGGGGTTGTTTTAACCGGGTTGTTTACCGTGTCGAACAATCAGAAAACCGCTATCAATTCCCCCCGCCTTAAATTCAATACGGAAACGTTCGGGTTTGAGGAAGAATTAGAAGAAATTGCCGCCGACATTGAAACCGAGGTTTACGCATTTCTTTTCAAGGGGAAAAAGGCGCAATTGGAGTTGTTCGGGGCTGATGGCGAACCCGCACCCGGATTGAATGCCGAAAAGATAGAGGACAACGGATTGTTCCCGGATATTAACGACCCGGCGGACGACCCGGAACCGAACGACGAAACGGCGGAAATGTAAGAGTATGGAACCGTATTTGTTGACAGACCGGGACGAATACCAATATTGTATCAATCGGGGGTATAATCCCCTGATTGATATAAAGCATTTTACAATGGATATTCGTTTGAGGGTTGAGATACAACGGGAATTGTTCGGGCATTGTATTACGGGACGGGGTGCAAATATCATGGCGGCAAATGAACGCTTTTTTCGTTGGGTTTGGGAGCATAAGCCGCACCGATGTGAGGAATGTTTAAAGCCGTTACGGAATTATTCCGCCATTTATTGTTCGCATATATTGACCCGTGGAGCGTTTCCCGAAATGGCGCATGATGCAAGAAATATAAATATACTATGTTTTGAACATC